CGGTCTGTACAACGACACGCATCTAATAAACATAGAAAAAGATAAGAGTGTGATGAACACGTCGGCGACCGTGGTGGACTGGAAACGTCGAGACGGACCAACGAGTCCGCACACGTTTTCCAAGGCCGATAACCCGCACATGACGGTGCACGTGATTCGCGAATTAATTAAGCAAAATCCGCTGGCCATGTTTATTCGCAAAATGGACGCCAGCTTTGTTTTTCCAAATTATCTTTTCAGTTACACCGACTAAAAAGCACAAATCATGTAATGATTGTTATTGGCACAATACTTCAAGAGTGTAAAACCCGCATTTTACTTTATACCAGTGAAGAGCGTGTAATTTTAAATTGTAACTGATATTCGACCCTTGCAAAATTAAAATGTTCCATTTACTACGTAGTGAATTCTTCAAGGGTTTAATTTGTCGTTTTGTAAAAACACGGTAGGTGCAAGTCTCCGGCAATCCATGCGTTGTTTTTTCAAATACGCCTGTTTTAGGTCGCTCTCTTGCCCCACTAAAGCAGACGTGCGCATATCGAAAGAGTTTTGCAGCAGAATCGGGCTCGTTTGCGCAGCAGCTTCATCTGTGAGTGCATGCCCGGCAGACGAATAGTACGGGTTGTTGCCCGAGGCGTTGAAATACTCGCGGGCGTCAGTCTTCATGATTGACTTGCCGTTTGCCTGCATGAACTGGCGGTATTCCCAGTTGGATTTAATGCCGGCGTTTTCGCGGATAGATTTAGATGTCAAATCGCTGATATGTTGCATTTCACTTATTTTACCTTCTTCTTTCTTTCATCCTTTATTTTATTTTATTGTTGTTTATCCCGAAAAATAATAAGGTGAAATATCAACGGACTAACAAAACCTTAAAAAATAAAAAAAAATGGAAAAGTTTGAGGAAGTTCCGGCGCTAATTGAAAAGAATGTCAGGCAATTTTTATCAGCCAAGCTGCAAAATAGCCACCATATTAAAACAACCTACTACAATGGCATGTACAACATGATACTATTTTTCCTTTTACTCGTTATCGTGGGTGGGGTGCTCATGTACAAGTACAAGGGCAAGCCAACACCCGAAGACAAGGCGCGTAAAACCTACGAGCATCAGCAGTATATTTTATCGCTCATACGAACTCAGCAATTAGAAAAAATGCGAAACAACCAAGAATTGCTAACTGGGCTGCCGCACTGGGACACGGAATATTCCGTCAAGTTTTGATTTTATTATTGTTTCTTTTCTTTTTGATTTGTTTTTACTTGCAAGTCATGTTGCCATACTGAAATTGCAATTCGTAACTTAACTCTTATGTTTTTCATAATATACTTTGCTACTTGGTGGTGCTGTGTATTTCTTGAGATGCTCTTTGGTTGATTGTAAATCTGTTCTTCTAATTCCTTTATTTTTCTTCATTATCCATTACGATACTATAATAAAAAGATATATAATATAATAAAAAAGTATTTATTATATTATATATATATATATCTTTTTACACCGTTGAAGATTTACTACGCACAGCGGATGAAACTTCAACTAAGATTACCAGTTACCAGTTACCAGTTACCAGTTACCAGTTACCAGTTACCAGTTACATTTTCAATCCTAGCACATATTTGGTGTGCGTAGTAAATCTTCACTGGTATAAATATTCAAGGGTATAAATAACCAAAAAATCTATATTTTACCCTTGGCGTCCAAATATTTAATCGTTAGTTCCGTCAGGTTCTGAATGTACGTCATGCACTTGCTCTGGTCGTCGGCATCCATGTCTGCAATCGGCTGGCGAAACTTGTCAATAAACATCATGATTTTGTTGGCGTTTTCCGCGCTCTGCAGGTCCTGGATATAGTTGTTATTAATAAAAAAATTAATGTCGCTGGCCCGAATCTGCTCCAGATACTTGGCCACAATGTGCTGATTCCAGAGTCCAATCAAAATATTGGGATTGCCCTTGCGAAGCACGGAAAGCGCGTTTTGGGCGGTGAGAATGTCCTTGTTGTCGGGAAACACGGACCGAATGTCTGCCACCAACTCATCGAAATGGTTGTTGAACGCCTTGAGAAAAATAGATGCCGACATTTCTTGGTAAATTAGTTCGAAGTTATTACTATATGTTTCATATTAGTTTTAACTGTTTTACGAACTTTTTTTATTTTATTTTATTTACAAATTTACCCCACACTAAACACATATTTCGAAAACAAGCTTCGGTACAGAATCGTCACTTTTTCTTGGCACAATTGCGGCAATGGCGATGCCAACGGCATCTGATTGCGCAGCCTTTTGATTGCTTGGTAGGTAGCGGTAATGGTGTTGTTGTGGTATTTGCAAAAGCTCTCACTGCTGCGATTACAGCAATCGGTGCATTTCAGCGCAAACTGAATCCTTTTTGCATCCAACATTACTTCTTTTTCCTTTCTGGCCTTTTTCATGTAAACATGGTCGTAGCGATCGCCGCATATATAAGCGCGCGACCAGCGTTTGGATTGAGGGTCCGGTTCCAACGTAGTAAATTCATCGACATAGTTTGCACCAAACGCGATTTTTTTCTTTTTGTTAATACGCGATTCATCGCCCTTGCTTTCATAAGCGTCTTTGTGATTAACGTCCTCGTAATCCTTGTCATTACACAAGAAACAGTTAAGCATCTTATTTTTTACGACTATCGCATCCTCGGAGCTAATATGCAATGGATTTTCGCAAATGTCGTGGTTGCAGTAGTAGCATCCCTCTTTTGGGTGGCATTCAAACGTGCAGCACTGGTCGTCGCAACTATAGCACTTGAACCCAGATAAAATCCCATTCAACTCAGAGTTCGTGTCAGAATCAGAGTCCGAATCACTGCTATATTCTCTTAGGAATGAACTCATTTTGATTTACTGGGCGTTGTTGTTAGTTGATAGATTTTGTTTTTGTTGGTGAAAAAAGGATTAAGATAATTTTTCATTTTTCATTTTCATGCATCCTTTTTATTTATTTTACTTCTTTACATTTGTTATTCAATAAAATAATATCAGTAATAAATAACAACAGTCAGACGCAATGAATTATTATGCCAAATTGTCGCCATGGGGAAAAGTATTGTTCTTCCTCGTTGCATTTTTCATCGTCCTTCTTATCTTTAAGCGAATCAATGGGTCTCTAAATATTAGAGAAGGATTCGAGCAGTCAGACAAATTTCTGTTTAAATCCGACGTCACAGACATTTACGATCCCTTTTATGCCGACGTGTACGACTACCTGGTATTCAACAACATGAAAAACGAGTACGAAGTGGGCGAAATCATCAACAAAACCGACGCGACCAGTCAAAGTATTGTGCTGGACATTGGAAGCGGCACTGGTCACCACGTAGCCCTGCTGTCCGCCAAGGGCATCAACGCCATCGGCATGGACGTTTCCCCCTCCATGGTGAGCCAAGCGAAAAAGAATTACCCCGACTACAAATTCGAGGTGGGCAACGTTCTCAACATGTCGCAGTTCCATCCGCAGACTTTCACGCACATCACATGCCTTTATTTCACGCTGTACTACCTGCAAAACAAGGCCGCTTTTTTTGAAAACTGCATGCAGTGGCTCATGCCCGGAGGCTACCTCATTGTCCATGTAGTCAATCGCGAACTGTTTGACCCGATTTTACCCCCTGGAAATCCTCTGCTGCTTGTTTCGCCGCAACGCTACGCGAAAAAACGCATCACCAACACGAGCGTGAAATTCAACGACTTTACCTATACGGCCGACTTTCAGATTCCCGAGACGGGCAGTTCAGACGACGACAAGGTGGTTAGCTTTGTGGAAAAATTCAAGAACGACAAGGACGGAAAAACGCGCAAGAACGAACACACGCTGTACATGGAAAGCGAGGGCAGAATTGTGCAGATGGCCGAGGAAACTGGGTTCATCGTGCATAGCAAGATTGACTTGCTGCACTGCCAGTACGAGTACCAATATTTATACGTTTTTGTAAAGCCAACCTAACAAATCAAATTAAATCAAGGTTAAAAAATACAAACAAAAAGATAATTTATTAGGTTATTTACTCGTCCAATTCGGGTTCGTATTCGTCCCAACAAGTATCGTAATCTCCGGAAATCGCTAAATAATACCCCAGCTTGCATTCATGGGGGGTATCTCCTTTATTTTTGAATATTTTTTCAAACAATGTGTCCATGTGTTGTTTTGTGGTCAAGTCTGGAACCATGGACTGGCCGCTTTCCGAATCCACAATACACACCACGCCATACACAGGCTGCATTCCATGATTCTTTGACATACTCGAAGCAAACACACCAATGCTTTCTACATAGTCATCTTCGTAATGCTTTGTTAGCCAGTCTTCGCGAATGACTTGATTATCATCTCCTTCTTCGCGCCAGCCATAGATGATGAGGGGGTAAGCGTATCCGTACATATATTTGCGTTCCCTTATTGTTATGAACAAAGAAGCATATTTTATTTCATTTTTCTTTTTAGTTGGCGTAACTAACAAATTCCAATAAATCAAACAATTGTTGAAAATTCGCATCGATTTTTTGAAATACTAGGCAGTCGTCAAAACAAAACTGGACGTGTCGATGCATATATGTTTTACACACACACATACAAGTATCAATATTGGCATCCTTTGTTGTGTTTTTAAGGCTGTTGCGATTAAGGCAAAATATGGCACCTTTTTTTAGCTCAAGGTTTTGCGGATCTTTTAAACAAATCCATCGCGTCTGGAGTCCGCTTCTTAAACTCTCTGGATTGTCTACATATAAATAATTTGTTAGCTGCCCCCGCATTTTTTCCATTTTTTCTTTTGGTAAAAAAAGCTGCGACAATGCCGCCTCTGTATCGACCTCTTTGTCTGCCATTCGTTGCAAATAATCGTCTTCCTCTTCCTCTTCCTCTTCCTCTTCCTCTTCCTCTTCCTCTTCCTCTTCGCTACAGCTTTCACTGATTTCGTCATTACTGCTATTGTCGTCGCGTAAAAAATCCATGAGTTATTTTTATTATACACTCTTATTTGTATTTTGTATTTTGTTATTACACCGACAAAGATTTATACCATTGAAGAATTGATTACGATTTTTCAAGGGTGTATATTAACATTTCCAGCGCGTGCCGCATTCCAAGCACGACACAAACACCGTCATTGGCTCATCCGCACACCTGGTTTGCATCTGATAATACGTGGTTTTGCGCGAATGGCACTTGCGGCACTCAAAGGCATCCGTCATAGACTCGACCGATGATTCCTTTTCCCGCTGCTTGGCAAACTCCCACTGCTGAATAATATCTTTCCACAGTTCCGGGTCCATTTCCATGTGAGACATGAATGCGAGTTCGTGGGCCAAACATATTTTATTCATAATGTTTTGCGCCAAGGTTGGGTTTTTTTTCATGTTGGTGTAAATGGTGCGCAGTTTGTTTTTGTAAATGGTTTCGAAATATCTGTTTCCCCACTCGTGCATCACATTGTGCCGCTTGGCGTACTGCACCGACCAGTTGAAGATTCCTTTTTCTAAATTGTCAATCGCATTTTTCAGAAAAATACGTTCATCTTCGTTTTCGCTTGAAGTTAAATCAAGAGTTAAAGGCATTATCACTTTTTCCAACGTCAGTACTTTAGACAACATTGAGCGAGCCCGATTTCTAATAATATCTTCTTGTTCCGACATGTCTTTAATTATTTATCTATTTGTTAGGTGTTGCAACTTTTATTTCATTTTTTATTTTATATTTGGTTTAATTTGAAAAATGAAATAAAGCCATTCAATGTAATAAGACAGTAAGTGGTAAAGAAAAATGGTTGAAATCATTCCATTTATGTTTAACGCGTCATACTTCACGCAAGATTATACTATACCAATTCAACCGTTGGGTCGTCCTGATGTTTCTCCTTTGGTTATTGTTTTTCCTCCGGTTTCACTGGCAGTACCAACTGCACCCTTATCTTTAACCAAACCAGAAGAACCAAGTCAAAATATGTTTCATTGCGGAAATAAAACCCACGATTCGTTGTTTGTCTGCTTTTACGTACTAAAGAACAAAACGGCGATGCTATACCATCGAGACGCCAGACGGTGGCCAATGTTGGAACGCCAGTATAAAATCGAGTTGGCAGCCACGCTTCGCAACACAGACAACGTGCGGCGTTTGACAGAGGTGTTTCCTAAAAAAGGAGGGACGAAAATCGGGCAAATGGACGACGAGCTAACAAATCAAAAGAATCTTGTGATAAGCGTCAAGACGTTCGTGTCGCTGTGCTGCATCCATCAGATTTCAATTGTGCTGATTGACGACGACCTGCATACCATGTGTGTTTTGCAAAGCTTGAATGCCGACCGTGAAAGCAATGGCTTTCCGAAACATTCCGTGCATATTCGCCACGGCAACTGCTGCATCATGTGGGACAACGACTTGGATGTATTAAAGCAGCGAACCGAAGGATACGAAACGATTTCGCCATCGGACGTGACGTTTGATTTACAACTATGCGACTCATCCAGTAAAAAAACCAAGTTTAAATCTAAATCCACCGTTACCACATCATTGGACAAATTAAAAGCAATCGGTGCTTATAAGATGGAAGAATTGCAAGCCATGTGTATTGTCCGCGATATTTGCTGCAGTAAAATCGCAGGAACTGGCAAGGGAAACAAGATTCTAAAAATAGACGTGTATAATAGTATCTTGAAAAAAATGAACGAGTAAAAATAAATAGTCATTAATTATTTTTATATCCAATATGTGCCATTATATCGTAAGGTGTAATTCCTTACTGTTGATTTTACATTTTTGGATTATTTTTATGCTGTGACAGTTCCGGTAACGGCGTTTCATAAACTTGTCACTTCAAGGGTGTAAAAAAAGGCCATTTACTTCTTCTTTTTCTTTTTTCCATTTGTGCTGGCATTGTTGGCCTTGGCATGGCGAACAACTCCCGTGTTTAGCATGGCAATTTCGGCATCCGTCATGGGCTTGTACTCGAGCGCGCGCTTCACCGCTGCATCTTTTTGTTGTTCGATTACTGCTTCTTTTTGCTGCTGCTTCTGGGCCAAATTCGCCCTCATTCGCTGCTTTGTCTCTTCCTTTTTCATCATGGCATTCATTTTGGTCGTGTCCATGCGTGTGTTTTTTTTGTTGCCACCGCCACCCATAAACTGCTTCATGAGCGTGTCCATGTCTAAGCCCATGGAAGACATCATTTCTTTGATGCCGTTCATGCCAGCCCCACTACCGTTCATAGCTCCACTGGGATTCATCGCCTTCATGAGGCCCATGATTTCCGCCTGCAGCTCGCTTTCAGACATTTCACCAGATGCCATCTTTTCCTTCATCTTTTCGCCGCACTTTTTCGCCACGCTCATCAGCTTGGCGGGGTCGCTCATGAGTTTCTTAAACACCTCGGAAACGTCTTGGGTATTCTCCAGGTCAATGTCCAGGTCCGCTGCGGTTTCCTCGGCCAACTCCTTGGCCATCTTGCCAATGTTGCCATCCATCAGCTTTGCCATGTGCTCTTGAAAATTATCGAAATTAAATCCAGCCGGCTTTTCATTCGCGTTTTCTGAACTTGGTTCATCGTTTGCATCTGCGTCTGCAGCGCTTGAAGCAGAGGTAAACAGGTGCTGCATATTTTCCATGGTTTCCTGAAGCTTGCTCTGGAAATCCTCGGGATTTACGTTTTCAAACATTTTCGCCGTGTTTTCCTCTAAATCCGCGGGATTCTGCACCGAACCCATGACGGTAATCGCAATCAGCTGCAGATACTTCCAAATGGACGATTTCGTCGCGTCCGAGATGCCAGCGTTCCACAAATCCTTGAAAACAATGCCCGGCAAAAATTCGGTATTCGCAATGGTGGATGTTCCATCATCCTCGGATTTCGTCTCAGAATCAGCAAATATATCGGCATTTTCATACACGATGTCCATGAAGCGCGCAGGATAAACGGCTAAACAATGATTCCATACCAGGTCGCGGTTTTGCTCTGATTCGGTTGCACCCCACCATGTTGCGACTTGGGGCTCGCATTCGGGAAAAGTGGTGCATAAATCCGTGGTAAATTGCGTGATAGTCTGTGCGATATCTGGAACCGACATTTTCTGCTGTTTTATTTATTACTCAAGTTATTTTTATGTATTTAACTTGATTTTTCATAAAAACAAGTTATTTTTTTATTTCGTCGCAGAAAACATGGTCCAAGGTTGTGTCAAGCGGTCGCGCAAATATGGTTCCTGCTGTTCCCATTGCGCATGCTTTTTGAAAAACTCGGCGGCGCGAAACGGCAGCCCACACGAGTCTCCCCAGCGCAAGCTAAACGACATTTTATTCGCCATGGCGCTATCGCACACGTTTCCGTCTAAAGCACCGCGTGGCTGGTACGGCAGCGGCCTGCTCGGGTCTGACATGAACTCGCGCCCATCCAGTTCATAGTGTGAGCACACCGTCCTCGAGCACGGATTGTTAGCCTTGTTCAAATACACGTCATAATGGTCCGCCAGTATTTTCTTGGCTACGGCCGCAGTTAATTTGCCCTTGTATTTCATCATGAGTTGCTCTAATCGTACCTTGCGCGCGCCCTGGTGTCTTCGCACGTCGTTAAAGCCAGAATTCGAGCATTCCAGGTTGCGGATTTGCGGGTCGTATGCCGCGTTAAACCCGATGAAATAACCGTCGGACGTGCGTTCCGTGTTGTGAAACTGCAAACCAAGCTCAATGCGCATGATTTCATTCCGGTTAATGTCGCCAAACAGCCACGAGTTGGCATAGTCTCCCGAGTTGCCGTCAAGCAACATGTGCTCGTATTCGTCTAAGCTTTTACCGTACTGCATCGCGTTGCGGATGCGGCAGCAGATGGGCACGTTGTTTTCGTAGGCGTGAAAGCCGCCAATCGTGGTCTCGGTGCCGATAAAACCGGCAGACGTAACGAAAAAGTCGGTGCCGCTCCAGATCCAGCCGGGGTAGCCCATCATCAGAATCCGCGCTCCCTTGTCGGGCCGCAAATCCGTTACGGTGCGCGCGAATTGCCCGTCGATGAAATTGGCAAAATTATTGTGGGCGACGACAATCTTGCCGTCGGCCGTCCAGTCTTTGCCCACGGCAATAAACGCACTGCACTTGTCGGTTGCGTGCTTTTTACTAAACGAAGTGTTGTATAGGGTGCTACTACTTGTTCCGCCCTCTCTGGACTTGGTTTTGTTTTCGGGTTGGATGCCGAGTTTCTTTGCTTCATCTGGCGGCATGTGGCCAACCCAGCTTTCAGTCAGCGTGAAATAATTATTCCACGCACATACTTCGTCTAAAGTCATGGGTGTTCCCGCAGCAGTTGCGCCCTCGGAAATGCCCTCCATTTCCTCGTAGAATTCATGAAACTGTCGCTTAATGGTGGGCATTAAATATTTAGTGCACGCATCCACGAAAAAAGACCAGTGAATCCCAAAATCCTGCATCGCGGTAAATTCCAGCATCTTTTGCACATCCGCCAGCTCGTCGGCAACCAGGTAGCCGTTGGCGAAGCCGCGCTCTCTGGGCGAACCATCAATGCTAATGTAAATCCAGCCGTTTTTTTCGTACTTGGACCCGTGCTTGTTGGGTGAGTTTGATGCGTGTTTTACTCGATTCTTTGTTGTTTTATATTTTAATTTTGATTTTGATTTTGATTTTGATTTTGATTTGAATGCGCGGTTAAGCTTTTTCTTGGTTTTACCCATTTTTTAGCAATGTTGTTGTTTTATGCATATATTAAAAAAAATAACTAAAACCACTAAAACCACTAAAACCACTAAAATAAAGTATAAAAAATGGTCTCGTTAAAATTGAAACTCTACTGCCTCGGCGGTATCCACAAACCACACTTTATTTTTCACATGCAATTCATTTAGTCTGCGAAAGCTCAGTTCTAATAAAATGCACAACCACTCTTTGGATTGTTTTTCCACGACTTTAGCCGAATATAGTGCAGCATCCGATGCGTCTGCAATCCACTGCAAGTTCCGCATGATGTCTTGCGGAGTCGCTTGAAAACAGTTGGTGCCTTTGAGTGTATGTTGCGGCGTATGCTGCTGCGTATGCTTCTTGATTTTTTCCACGTTTTTAATCTTAAACACAACATTGCTTTTGTCGTTGTGAAAGCCAATGAATCCGATTTTCTGAGCGAGCGACTGGTCGCCAACTGTGCGGTTCGCCACATTAACGCGAAAATGCCTGTTCTTACTTGTCGTCAGTTCGCTATACAAGGTGTCGGGCATTGCTTCCCATCCACCACTGTTGTTGCTACCAACCGTCGGAATATTCTCTTGGTAAAACGTCCCAGGAATTTGTCCAATTTGGTCTTTTTTCAAAATAGGGTTAGTAATAAAATAAATGTAATTCTTTTTGCGGTATGGAAAGCGTTTGGATTGAATGTGCTGGGTTAAATCAGCGTAAAATAAAGATTCGCGCAACCGGTCGCGAATGTCGTAATCCATGTTTTCCAGGCCTTTGGGGTCTTGCATGAAATTCATGAGGTCAATCTTGTTGGCAACCGAGGAAACATCAAACATGTGATGCACCACGAGTTTCATCCATGTGCTTGGTTTCGTTTTATTTTGTTGAATCGTTGCGCTTAAAAATCGGATGACATCGGCAAAGTATACGGCGATTTTATGGGACGACCCCACCCTTTCCATACCAGAATAAGTCCGAATTCGCTCGTACTCGCGAAACAAATTTACCAAAATATCTTGACCCCTTGTAATATCTGTTGTTTCTACAGTTGCCACTTTTATCGCAACACTTTTTTCTGCGACCACGGCAGCATCAACCGCATTTTTATCCGCGCCTAAATGGTCAAATGTAATCACATTATAATTAACGTTTAATTTCATGCTGCGATTTTGCACCGATAAATTCGCCACGTTAATCGCGTTGGGTTGAAATAGGTAATACTCTCCAATATTTACCAGCGTGCCAGCTCTTCCATATTTATCTATAATTTCAGTTTTGTTAGTTAGGATGGAAGAAAGGGCCAAATCAATCAGATGAATCGGAAATCGTGCATTGGTGGAACGGCTTGTCCCAAGTTGATATTTTGCCCCCTCGTTTATAAATGCAACCAAGTGCTTCTTTTTGTAAAAAAATCGGTCTGTCATGAGCAGTTTTACAATTTTCACGATTTTTTCAATGTTGGTGGTTGAAAAATGAATGTTGTATGTCGTGTCGTTAATCTCAATGTGCTTTTCTTTAGGCAGGCAATCATAGTCGCAATTGGCCAAATAATCACAGCTAGCAGAAAAAGGCTTGTCGCCAAACCGAAAATTGCGAATTATCGCGTGGTTGGCCAGCTGAATGTCGACCACTTGGTCCGCGAAATTCTCCGCGGTAAAATTGGTTTGGCCGTGGTTCAACATGCAATCAACCGAGTGTTGTTTAACGATGCGAGATATTTTCCCGATTTGAATTGCTTTTTTCTCCGACAGGCGGTACTGATATAGGTCCATGGATTCTTCTTCGTCGCGGTCGGACAAGGTGGCCGCATGCAAAAAGATTTGCACGTTGCGTTTCTCAAAAGGCAGGCGACGGTGACTAAAGTTACGAACGCCGCGGCCAATGATTTGCTCGGTGCGGTTCAGGTTAAACCACGGGTCCAGCACGTGAATCTGGCGAATCATTTGCAGGTCAATTCCCTCGGACCCCGAGTCGGAGATGAGCACCACCTTTATTTTATCGCCGTTGATGTTGTCCGCGTGGTTGATTTTGCGGATAATTTTAAGGTCGGGTGTCAAAAGAGGGGTACCAGTAATCATAACATACTTTAGTCCGCTACTCTTTCGTGACGTTTTTTTGGACATTAAATTCCCGCGAGATGACGCGTTGGTAAAGCCCAGCTCTTCCAGGGCCAAGGCCATGGGAACAATACCGGCAAAAATATACTTGGAATAAATCAGAACGATGCCTTCAACCTGGTCTTTGGTCTTAGTATCCAACATGCGAGATATGGCGTATATTTTCGAGCTGTATGTTTCCAAATATTTTGTCTCAAAAATATGCGGTTGTCCGGGTTTATAATCAAAATTCCCCAGTTCCGTGCTGGTCCGAGTATAATTCATGACCGATTTTAGGCCGCTTTCTCCAATGTTGGTTATTTCTGTGGGCATTTTTATGGTTTGCTTCGAGGGCAGTGATGAAACATATTTATCCACAAATCCTTGGTCAAACGTCTCTTTAAATGGTTCTTCGTTAAAATCATCATCCATGTATTTTTGCAAGTTAAATTCAATGGGTTTCCCCTTTGAATCGGCCTCCAAATTGGTTGCATCCTTTACCGCATCTTCGGACATTCCTGCATCTTCGTCCTCTGAATCCGAGTCGTCCTCTGAATCCACGTCTTGCATCACGGTTTTATGATTGGGATAGGCAATGATGGAGCACTGAATGCACTTGGAAATATTGTAGATGGAATACAGCGGTGTTTTGTTAATTAAAGCTTGGTCCACGATTCTGCGATAAGTCCGCATCTGGTGATCGCCCAGCACAGTCAAATAAGGTTTTAGGTGCAAGATGCCGTGGTTCAAGATGGCGCCAGTGGGTTTTAAGCGAGGGTAAGGTACGTCAGGAAAAGTGTGCGTGGGGGCAAACACGTTAGGATAGATGCGAAAGGGAAACGAATACGGGTTTTCGCCGCGCACATAAGAAACGTACCCCGTCATTTTTCGCACGAGCAGTTCTTTTCCGCCTTTTTTGAAATCGCCATTGTCGTGAAACACGTCACCGATAGAAATGATGCCGCGTCCATCGTTCACGTTTAGCAAATTAATGAGCCAAACAATCTCGGTATAGTGGTTAAACATGGGGGTGGCGGTGAGCAAAAGTAGCTGGGTGTTTTTGGACATTTGTAGCATGTGTTGCAAATTGGCCGAGATGGTCGAGGTTTGCTTGCGAATGTTGTGGATTTCGTCAATCACGACAAGGCGGTTATTAAAAAAGTTGGCGTTGGTTTCAACCTTGCTTTCGATTAAATTGGAGAATTTTTCGTATCCCATGAACGCATACGATGCGCGAATAAGCTTGAATATTTCCTTCTCCACGTGGTCCTTGATTTCGCTAGCACTTCCGGTGAAGGACACGCTACCCGGATTGATTTCTTCGATTAACTTATTACCCACGCATCCGTCGTAGGTGCAATTGCCGTTTTTATCCACACGCAGCTTGGCGCGGTCAAAGAGTTGCAGCTGAAAATTCTCCTGGACCGAGGGGCTCGCAACCACGTACATTTTAGACAGAGGAGTGTTCATGTGCCGCATGTACGTTCGCCGCTCTTCGCACACGCCAATGGCCGAGCATGTTTTACCGGAACCCAATCCGTGATATAGAAGCAGGCTATTATAAGGAGTGTACATGGAGAGAAAATTCTGCACGAAAATCTGGTGGGGCGATAATTCAAAGGCGACATTCGCCAGTTCGTTAGATCGCGCAACAATATCCACAATGGCACCATCGTATTGCGTGTCGTAGAATTCGCGTTTTTCGGTGATTTGTTGGTTGAACCCGGCGTGGTCTAAATGCGGATACAAATGCACGTTTTCAATGTTTTTATCGCTTTTCGTTTTTTTGATTTGGGACAAGTTGCGTCTGTTTTCGAGCTCTTGCTTGTTCAACGCCTTGTTTTTTGTATCCTTGGCTTTTGCATCCTCTTTGTCATTGAGCTCCATTTGTCCTTGGATAATAATATCTTTCTGTATTATTATATTATTTTTTACCCAACAACCTAACAAATACATAAAATAAACCATTATTATAATAAATGGTCAAGTTGAAAAACAAAAAAACAAAAAAAAATATTAAAAAAAAATATACAATTAAAATACACAACAAAAAACAAATAGGTGGAGGCGGAAACCGTACCAAAAAAACAAAATGCCGCTTTAAAAAACTCAACTGCAATCCAATCGTCAAATTTCGCAAAACAGCCGTTCAAACGTGCTACGATGACAGTCAGTTGAAATACATTCAGTCTTTGTGGAACGTGAAGCATCCGGACGACACCATTCCTGCATCAGCTTCTTCGGCAACGATTTGGACTTTGTTAAAAAATAAATATCGGGATACATGCAGCGACGAAAAATGCTGGATTGACGAATTAAAGAAAAGTTCGGCGAATAGTAAAACAAAAATAAACATAAAATGGTTAACAAACTCGTTTGCCCCAGATGCCCCCGACGAGTGGAAAAAGAATCCAAACGCGTGGCTGTCCGACAAGGACATCAACGACGTGATGAAGCAATACGAGCAAGCCTACAAGTGTTTCGAGTTTATCGGGCCGTCCCCCATTGATTTCGACACGCGAGTCAAAGACCCAGCCGCAAAACAATCGCCCGACGACGACTGCGTCTGGGAAGAGCTGTGCAAATTCAGCGTAAAAAAGTATTTGAAAAGGGGCAAAACCAAAATTGGCGTGATTTTTAACACGGACCCGCACGACAAATCGGGGGAGCACTGGATTTCGCTATTTATTAATTTAAAAAAAGGTAAGATATTCTTTTTCGATAGCGTGGGCAGCAAGGCGCCGAAAGAAATCATGGTTTTAGTGGACCGAATTGTCAAGCAAGGGTTGAAACAGAGCCCGCCGATTCGTTTCGAGTTTGACCAGAATTATCCCGTAGAGCACCAATATAGCAGCACGGAATGCGGGGTGTATTCCAACTATTTCATCATTCATATGCTAGAGGACAAGCTTACAGCAAAATATTTAAAGACTCATATTCTTACCGACAACTATATTTCGAAATTTAGAAAAAAGTATTACAATTACACCGACCCTAAAACCACTACGTAATAAAATGAGACGATTTCAAAGAAATCTCGTAAATCGCTATGCGATGTTATACAAATAAATTGAAAATCTAATAAAATAAAAACAAGAAAAACAAGAAAAACGAAAAACCAAAAACCAAAAACCAAAAAAACATATTACGTCACATGTTCTTTTTATTTTTTTATTTTTTCTTGTTTTTTTATTTTGTTAGTGGAATCCAATTATATACACAAAAATATCATGGTTATTTTACATTTGCACCAGAGTTGCTTGTGTTTCCTGAATCAGCGTAATTATCTCTGCGAGATTACCCGGATTCGCAGTAGTGTCGCGCATTTGCATCGTCCATTCGATGATTTCCACCGCGTTTCTGGCGGGGTGCGTATGCGGTGCAATCGGATGGTCCACTCTAAAATCCAAGTTCAAGTTGGCCGCCGGAATCATTTCCAATAAAAGCCGGACGGTGTCCCATCGCATATAAAAGGCTGCCGCGACAAAAAGTGTCATGGGTGAAGAGTTGAATCCATGAGCGCTCGTGTCGTACAAGGTCGCGGACCCGAATTTTTCACAGTAATCCAGTATATGCACACGCGACAAATCGTTTTGACGCATCATTATGCGCATCATTTCCACGCGAGCTTCGCGTGCCTCCTCTACAAGCATTATGTCGTAAATGGTCAGCATGTTGTTGTTGTTCGTTCGTGTTGGTGAATTGAAATCTTATTTGATTGTTTATCGATATATGAAATAATATGCAGATTTTATTTCATTTTTGTATTTTGGCCATTTTTGGCCATTTTTGGTATAATCATCGATGAATTTATGCTCGCGGTACACTTTGTACCCACATAATAATAAATACAAATACATGATTTTTTGTCTTATGTATGCGCAACACGAATGAACTTGGCACCAACTGGCCATTTTGTCCCAGAATTATTCATGACGCGTCTCGGTTTGGGATACCAAGATGCGGCTGCATCGTCCCACGTCAAGTACTGGATTGTACCAGGCACGTCCGAGTTACTCGTTGGAAAATAATTCGGGGCGCTTGGCTGCACCACAGTTTGACCTGTGCATACATTTTCTTGGGCGTTACACAGCATGATTCCGCCGTCTAAAACCACCAGTGGAGTTATGGATTTAGAGCAAACACTTAAAGGCAACGTTGTTTCAGTGATAGCTTGTGAAACCGGGTCAACCGCAACGCGGCCTGCATTCGCACGTTTCAGCTGTTTCGTGTTTGGATTAGATATGGTCTGAGACTGAGATGCCCAGGTAATGTGGCGATTGGTCCATTGACCGCGCGCAATTTTCGCATAGCGCTGCTGTTTTGTCAAGTTGGAGCTATTGTTTTTGTACTGGAGCACGTTGCCCTTGTTTTTCATCTGGGTCGATTCTGCTTGGGCAAACGCGTGGTTGTCACCAGACTCATCTAAAGAACAACTGTTTTGCACGCGAGACCATACACGGGGCGGAACAGGAAGGTAACCAGCGCCTAAACAAGACATATTTTATTTGTGCGATTCTTATACTAACAATGATTATAAAAAATAACATTTGATTTTTTCATTTTCAAAAAAATGAATTATAAATGCTTGGATGAAGGATAATATAATAAGTAAAAGAAGCAAGCATGTCCAACGATTTTGAAGTAGAGCAAGTGACGTTTAAAATCGTGTCTCTGGACGGCAACATTGGATCTGGAAAATCCACGTTATTGCAGCACCTGAAAAATGACTTTCGCCATCGGTCCAACGTAGTATTCTTGCCCGAGCCGGTGGATGAATGGAATACAATTTGCGACGTAGACGGCACCACGATTATGTCCAAGTTTTATCAAGACCAAACTAAATATGCATTTTCGTTCCAAATTATGGCTTATATTTCACGCCTGGCCCTTATGCAAAAGACGATGAAGGAAATAAAGGATAACCACCATTTGATGCCAGAGGGCACAAGGCAAAGATGCTATTACATTTTCACCGAGCGAAGTTTATTGACGGACCGCGAAATCTTTGCCAAGATGCTGTACGACCAAAACAAGATTGAAGACGTGAATTACCAGATTTATTTAAAGTGGTTTGACCACTTTGCTTACTTGCCCGACATGTACATATACATCAACACACACGCCGAAACCTGCGTAACACGGGTGAAACGGCGAGCTAGAGAAGGCGAATCCACGATTTCTCTAGAGTATTTGCAAAAGTGCCATGACTATCACGAGGACATGTTTGCAGGAATTCAAAATAATAAAAATAAGGCCATGATTGTACTCAATGGAAACATGGATAATAACCAGGTGCAGCTAACAACCCAGATTCGGACTTTCTTGGATTTTTAATCATCCTTGATTTTTACACCCTTGATTTTTTTGCTAAATACACAAAATAAAAAAAATGAAATTTAAATGTAATGAAACTGCATACCAATAATTGTCTCGAACATATATTAAAATATTCTTATCAACATGACCGCCATGACCACTCTCTTCCTCTCTTTTGCATTCGCCAACTACGTAGCATGCACGAGTTGGGTAATGTATCATTTGGCCGACACGATTCGTAATTTGCAACATAATGTCGCTCAGAACAGACAGGATATCGACAAGCTTATTAAATCTAATGAGGACAGTAGTTGCAGCGGATGTGAAACTAGTTCTGAAACTGTCAATACCAGCGAAACCAGCAGCACAGACAGCAATAGCGAAACCAGTAGCTTGGGACCTTGTCCTAGCATGACGGCTGAACTTACGGTTTGCAATTTGGCCAACGACCGGATGAAACAGCACATACAAGCCATGAATATGCGATTGAATCAAGTTGAAAGAAATTTGGATTTGCACCTCGACAAGGCATTCATGCTGGTCGGATTTGAACCGTACACGGGAATGCCACTCTATGTAACGCATCACGACGATGACGGCAACGTCATGATTCGCGATGCGGTTGCAGAGTACTGGAAGTCTGGACAAATGCCGAATTTCGTGGGAGAGCAATTTGCTGGTCCAGAATTTGATTTGGACGAAAGGGAAGGAACCGAATTGGATGATAGATAGAACAAACGAAATAAAAATAAAAAACGAAATAAAAATCTGTATATTGTATATTGTATTTTGTATTTTTTATTTTTTACTTTTATTTCGTTTTACACCTTTACTACGAAGTGACAAGTTATTGAACCGCCGAGTTCTCGGCTGTTTATTAGTATCAAAGGTGTAAAAAAATGGCAAAAAATAACATAAATGCTTCGCTCTATAATATAATAAAATCATGAGTGGATCAGTGGCTGTAGCAAAATCATCTAAACCAAGTAGCGATATATTAAAAACTCCCAAAAAGCGCGGCAGAAAGAGCAAGCAAGAATTAATGGACATTATCAATGGCGTCCCCGAAACAACTGCAGTTGCACCAGTGCCAATCGAAGACGTGAAACGTCCGCGCCGCGGAAGAAAGCCAAACAGTGCGAAAATAATAGACAATGTACACGCAATTAATATAAACACGCTGCATCATATGCACAACAATAATTTACCAACCACCATTTTACACCTAAAATGCCGGGTCACTGATACACTGGAAATGAACAATTATACGTTTTGTGATATTTATCAAAACAAGAATTCCCATTTAAACGCAAATGCGTTTGATTTGAATATGAATCAAGACCCATCTGAATCGAAAACCACGACCCTAAATTATTCTCAAATATTGGACCAATCCAACTGTACACAATATGAGACGCTGCCGACATTTACAACCGACGACGACCCAAATGAGCAACATCATCTAATTACCACCACGACTACATTAGCTCAGCCGAAATACAAGTTTAAGGAATTAAACAAGAAAATAAAGCACTTGGATTTCATTCTGAGTTCCCACATTGAGATTAAAAAGTCGGCGTGTTTTTGGTGTACGGAGAAATTTGATGGCCCCGCCATGTACATACCCAAGGCTAATATCAACAACGTGTTTCAGGTATATGGTAACTTTTGCTCTCTGGAATGTAGCGCGGCCCATCTCATGAAAATGCCCATGCATCAGTCCACCATTATGGAGCAGTACGCACTGATGCATTCACTCTACTTGGATCGCCAGCCGAATTTTATGGACTGCATTAAGCCCGCCCCCGAGCCGCGGTACATGCTGGATAAATTTCTCGGCAACCTGTCGATTGAAGAGTACCGGGAACTGAACCGCAATGGCCGTTTTTTTATTCTGCTAGACAAGCCCGTGGTGAAAATAACTCCGGAATATCACGAAGAATATTCCAACTTTAAAATCCAGGAAACCAACATTCCGACCGCGTCTTCTTAGACGTTGTACAAAAAATAAATGATTTCCTCATACGATTTCGCCCATGATGGTAATGTGCTCGTCGTAGATTTCAAACCGGTAATCCATCACGAGAACAGAAGACATATCCCCAACGCGCCCCTTGAATTCGTTATCTTCAAAATTATGGTCCTGGTACACATACACAACGAAAATATTGGGACTCTGGTTGCTTTTCAGCTCAATGCCCGCACTCTCTAAAATCTCCGTAATCACACACTGGTCCAAGACCATCCCCGCGCATGGCAGAAATACCTCACATGAATACGACACGTTAAATATGGCATTGTTGGCGCGCACCAGACCGCACGAAAACGAAAGAATTTGCACTGAATGCTGTTTCACGTACCCTTCTACGATGCATTTTGCCTCAACCAATTCCGCCACCTTGTTTCGCAGCACCTCTTTCAGGTTTTTTCCCACCTCTGTGATGGACATCGACACCGTCTTGGACAAAATCGAGGTGACAAATAGAGTGGTTGGCTTTTCTATTTCTTCTTCGACGATTTCGGGTTCAACCACATGAATAACGTCTTTCACCGCAGATACACTCTTTTCAATAACAGGCTCAGGCTCAGGCTCAGGCTCAGGCTCAACCACCTTTTCGATTACAGCTGCCTTTTTGGTTGTCTTGCGTTCTTTCTTGGGCGCCATTTACCTTGCTTCTTTTCTTTATTAACAAGTTATTTTCATTTCATTTCATTTTTATGAAAATAACATCCATTAAATTTGTATGCGCGCTAAATACGCATAATTCTTACTTTTTTATACAGTGCATGTTCGTCTGAAAACAAAAATAATCGAAATTTCCCCTTGTTACTAGATAATGAATCATTTGAGTTGGAGTCGATTTGTGATGTGAATTTCGTCGTAAGATTTAGCTTGGGAATATACACCATATTTTCGTCAAACACGTGTCCGTCGAATTCTTGGTCCATAATAAAAGGCGTATTGGTGATTTTATCCAGCAGGTTACACGTGTTTTGTACACGCCGAATCGTCTTCATTTGCTGGTTTAGCTGATTTAGCCATGCTTCTGTGCATCTTTCACTAAATGTAGGCATGTCAATAAGCCAGCTCATATTGATAACATCTACCAGCCGTCTTATCGGCGACGTGACGTGGGCATACGCATCCAGATTCAAGGTTGCGTGGTGAAACGATGTCGTGCCGGATGAATCATACATCATATACTGTCCATGCATGCATTTCCAGTTGTAAATATGCTTTTGTATTGCGTCATTCTTTAGTGAATCCATTGTATCATAAGGAGTATCGTCCGTGATTCCCTCCTTTTTAGCCACGGTGCGAAAGATGCCGCATTGTTTCTGGATTAATAACTCGGCGCTCTGGGCATTCATGCCAATCATCATGCTGGCTACTACGTCATGACTGTCTTCACAGTTGGAAAACATTTGATTAAGCATCTGGTAATCCTTATTTTTGAGCATGGCCTTTTCTTCATACACGAAATTGCGTCGCACATTGACCAAACAATTATAATGTGTTAAATATGTCATGGTATTATTTTCTAGAGAAAAATCCATGGCAAACGTCACGCGGTCTTGACCAGCTTTCAGGCTGCACAGGCCTTCGGACAAAATGGGCGGCAGCATGGGGCGTTTTGCGTTTGGTAAATAAATGGTCGCAACCCGCTCCGATAAGTTGTCCCATAGGTTCAACGTATCCAAAATAATGGGAACGTTTGCAATGTAAATTGTTAGGATGACTTGTGTTTTATTATTGTTTGTTTCTTTGCGAATGCTAAAGGCATCGTCAAAATCCTTGCAATCAGCTGGGTCAATCGTATATACTTCTGTATTTGTATTTCGTTTATCTCGTATCTGATACTTGGCGTTCCATGCATCGGAAATCTGCAATTCCGGTGTTATTTTTAGTCGAATTAATGTTTTTGTTAGGTTGGTCAAAGATATATTCAGATTTTTACAGATGATTTGGTATTCGTAAAATGCGTTTGCATCATTTGTAGGACCTAAAATATTTGCGATTGTTCCTTCCTTATCTTCTTTTTGCGTGATTAAAACGTATAAATTAGAAAAAACCTTGGTGAATCCCATGGATTTCATATTGTATGGAACCAACATCGGGGGTATATCAGGGTCGTTTGGGGCGCACTTGTATATTGGAACTTTTGATTTTGTTCTTCCATATGTCTTTTGGCCGGCCAGCAGCAAAATAGCGGGGATTTCTTTTTTTTTGTTAGACGCGGACATTTCATTTAATTCTGCGCGTTGCTTTTATGTTGTTTTTTTCTTTTGCATTTACTACGGCGGTTACTAAAATTACGTTCATCCTGCAGTTGCAGGATGTTGCGTATGATGTGCAAGTCAAATGATGCGGGTGGCTATACACCCTTGAAGAATAACTACAAAGTGATGAACTTGTCACTTTGTAGTTATTCTTCAAGGATAAATCTTCATCGGTGTAGAGGCAATGCTCATGATAAACGGAAAAAATAAATGCATTGATACTATGCTATTATTTATACCTTGGACATGTAAGTTTATTTAGTTTTCTCATTTTATTTTATTTTCTTTTCTTTTCTTTTCTTTTATTTTCTTTTCTTTTCTTTTCTTTTCTTTTCTTTTCTTTTTCTAAGCAGCATACTGATATACCTTCCAGTACAGCTGCGTAGGATTTCTCTCCCATTTTTTCGGCCCTGTCTTCGTCGGGTCCAACACATGGTTCAAAGTCGTCACCAGCTTAAAATCCGCAGACTTAAACAACCGGTCAAAATACGCTTCCTCTTTATAATTGCCAATATACACATTGTCCACGTAATCCTGGATTTCCTTGTCAGGCATTGCTTCATCCACGTGCTCCATCAGTCGATACAAATGATGCTCCCAGTTAATTAAACATTTCGTGTCCTGGCTGTCCGCATCGTGCTCTTTAATCATCACGTATCCGCCCCGCTTAATATGCATTTTGATAAACTGAATGGTATTGCGAATATTTTCGTTCGTCATGTGGTGCAACGTCACCATGCATAAAATATAGTCCGCATCCTTAAATACCTGACCTGAGATATTTTGGATATTGTTGTCGTCCTTTGGCGCCAGCGTCTTGTATGTTACTGTGTCGCTGTGAGTATAGGTGTACTCAAACGACCCATTCTCAATGCTGACCAAATTATCCTTGGGAATATTAAATTTCTCGCCAAAGCAGTGCAGCAAATTGCCGTTGCCGCCGCCAATGTCAATGATGCGCGTGTCTTTGTTCAATGGCGGAGGTATGTCATTTTCTTTATTTTTGGTAATTTGGTCCTTGGTTCTTGTATTTAAATACTTGATTAAACGGTCGCAAATAAACTCTTTCCCCGCATTCGGATCTTTCGCCACCTTGTACTTCTTCAGCTGCTCGTCAATGTTTTTCAAAAGATGGATGGATGGATGGTCCGCTCCATCTTTAGCTAAGCTTGCAGAATCTTCAATCAAGTGCAAAATGTTTTGAATGTTGGCAGACTTCTTGCTCTTTTCTCGCGTGATTTTTGACAAAACATGGTGCAGTCGCGAATCGTAGTGGCACTCTTGGTCGCTGTCACTTGCCTCCCCCATCTTGTGCTCCGTATAAGCATCGCCAGCTGCATCATCAATTACCGCATCTTCGGATACATTGGCTAACCCGTGCTTTAATAAATGGGCGGCGGTGATGCGGGCATAGTCGCGCTTGGTATGGTTCCGGCGGCGGTAGATAAAGTAGCGATTCAGAAACGATATTTTCTTTTCATAGTCCTGCATCTTGGCCGCGGAGCCGTACATCTTATCGCTGTTCGGGCTGCCAATCATGTGTGAAAACAAATCTTCAAACAGCCCCGAACTCTTTTTCAGGGGGAAATTAATCTCGTTCAATTCAGCGTCCGTCAGCAAATACATGCCGTATTCATTCATGGTCTTGTCAAATAGCTCGAAATTCACCAAATACTCGGAAAACCACGCATTGATACTCTCCTGGTACACGGAAATCTCCATGCCAAGACTAGTGTCGTTGCCGGCGAAAATCTCACGATCCGGACCATATTTCTTCACTATTTCCCACACCAGTTTCGTTTCCTTCACAATCGAATCCTTGGACTTTCCTTTCAGCAAATCGAAAATCTTGGCACCGTCGTAGCACGTAGCAATATAGTACCCATTGTTTTTGGTACACTCGGCAATATTTTCGATGAAATTGTAAAAGGTAGTTGGCGATTTAAACATGTAATGCATCGCAAACTGACATGACGTCACGTTAAACCCCTCTTTGCCCCGATTCGCCTGCATCATGACTCCTTTCCCCAACGGCGCTTCTTTCATTATATCTTGACGCCTGCGTTCCCCAAACACGACTTCGTTAATCTCCTTGCTCCGCTGGTTAAACATGGCTGCGCCCGTTATGATATTTTTACTGCTGTCGCCATGCACAAACAGCGCCCCCGGCATGTTGCGGAATTTCTTGTAGCTATTCAGGTAGCGAGCACACGCCCCATTTAGCAAATTCGTCAAGTTATCCTGCGAGTAATCAATGCCATACACAAAACTCAGGCGAGCATGAACCCATTTTTGTAGGTCGCCGGCCTTGCCGCATGCCAGGTCAATCAGTGTGTTTCCGGGGCGACACACACTCTTAATAAGCCACTGCTTCACGTACTGATTGTGAAAATCGCGCAGTCCCCGTGTCTGCGTCTGGACATCCGAGTCGTTTTTATAGTACGCATCTGGATTGTATTCTGTTTCCCGAATTTCCTCGCCGTCGTCCATTCGGCCCGTCGTAATCATGTGCTGCGTAACAGGAAAATGGATGGACGTCCAATTGCTGTTGGCAGTTTCAAACGCGTTGCCGTACTGCGATTTCCCGCCCTTGTATTCCGCCGTCTTATCGTACCGCACCCTGAGCGGAATCCACTTATGATGTGTCGTGTCGTAGCGAAACTCGACAATCGTGTCGCTCTCAAACGGCTGGCCCTCTTCGGTAATCATTAACCCGTCCTTGTTTAGCAACACACTGCTAAACGCAGCATTCGCATCGTAGGGATTGATTGGAACGAAAGGAGTGGCCTGGTACACGTTTCGCTTAGTCCCTGGACCTTGGTCCAGGGTGCGCTTGGGAAACACGCCATTGTACACGTCTTCGCAGGGATGCTCAAAGATTTCGTTCTGAGACCGGTTACCGCAAAAGAGCTGCAAATGCTTATATTCCAAGCTTTGCACCAAATTCAGCATGTTGGTCCCGTCCTGAAATTTACTGGTGATTTTATCTCCGCCCTTTGTCTTGTCCTTTTCCGTGATGACCAAAAAGTCGTTGGTATTCAGACGCGACGGCTTCCACTTCATCGAATACTCCCAGGTTGCCTTGTGAAGCGGTCCCGTGTGTCCAATGTCGTGACCGCCAACGCCAAACGAGGTATGAGTGAAAATAACACCATCGGTTTCATATGGAAACTCGGTTTCCAAGACGGCTTTGCTTGCGCGGAAAATGTTATACACAGCAAGGATGTCATCTTCTTTGGTCAAAGCCGCATTCTGAGCAGCGGGGTAAAAATCCTTGGTCTTGAATGTCATGGCGCTGCTTGATGTCAAGGCCGTTGAACTTGTCGCAGTTGCCAGTTGCAAACGAATCGCATTCATGATTTCATTGAGCAAGGTCAAACGATACTTGGTTGCCCATTTTTCCTCTTCTTTGGTCTTTTTTTCTCCCTCCTTTTCATCTGCATCATTTTCCTTGATTTCGTTTTTCTCAAATTCTTTGTTTAATTCTCCTGTCTTTTTTTCCAGGTGCTTTTCCAAAACGCGAGGAATTGGCATGAACTTCAAGAACCTGACATCCTCGCCATTCAGATAATACAAGTCAAATGCCGCAAACGTGTTGATGAAATTTCGTTTCTTGTCGTGCGAAATCAGCTCGCCGTCAATAATCGTGTTTTTGCACACCTTGGGATCGCACGTCGCCCCCGTGAATTTAATCTGCATGTTGGACGTAATTAAATAAATTTTCCCCACAGCATTCACAAACATTAGGTGCCGCTCGCCATCCGCCTTTTCCGTCACGCAAAACGCACCGGGGACGCGAATGTTGGGCACTTTCAGGTCGTCGCCCGTTTTCAGCGGGACAATGTTGTCGATTTGCAGCGTCTTGGACGACGGTCCGAGAAACAATGACCGGCGCGATGCTTTGGCATCTTCTTTCACATCCGTGCCTTCCTTTCGATTCAGCAAAAGATTGGTATAATCGGTGTGCGCCGCGTTTTGCACCTTGATGGAAATGGGATAATTCGATTCCTGAATGCCTCCCAGCACATATTTAATGTACTTTTGAAACTGCGAAATCACCGTCTTTTTCATGTTGGCATCCGTGAGTTTAAGTCCTTGCTTAAACCCCGCAGTCCCCTTGAAATAACTATCCGGGTCCTTTTTAAACTCAATCTCAATCTCGTACGTGTCTTGAATGTTAAAAATCCCAGAGCTCAAAAAGGACTGCTGATATTTCGTCGACTGCTTCACGGTACTCATGTCAATCACCAGATACGGGTAATTCTCGTGCGATAACGTCACGCGACGAATGTACCGGTACGTCTTTTCCATGACGTTAAAGCTCGCCTTGATGCTTTCGCGCTCCCCTTGACTCACCTTTTGTTCCACCGACGCAGTCACACGAAACGGATACTCGTTTTCTTTTTGAAAATCCAGGACTTGACCACGCACCTTTTTCTCCGCTGCTTCGTACATGGCATCCGTCATGTGGTTGCTGTTGCAGAAATTATACACGTTTTTCTCGCCCGTAATGGGGATACGATAGCCGTCCTTTAGCAAAATATTCAGTGATGAAACAACTGGCTGTCTCTTGAACCCCTGCGAAACGAGTTTCTTGATGACGTTGTCATGGTCAATTTTTGACACGGCTTTGAACCGCGTTTCCAATTCATCGTCAATTTCGTTAAGGGTACCGCCAAGGTTCGTTCCGTTATTATTAGAAGCTAGTCGAATCTTGTCGAGAAACGTTTGACACATGACAGACATTTGCTGACTTAGCGACGACGTGGTAGTTTGTTCCGCCATACCTAGTATCTTATACCTTTACTTGGTGTATGTTTATATTTTGTTTTTCAATTTTTGTGAAATAATTTCAAAAAAAATCAAACGGACATTGTTCCAAATCATTTTACCACATAGTTTCAACCGTTCTAATAACCAATTGTTAGTTCCTCGCTGCTCACTAACAATTGGTTTTTTATCTCATCCAAATCAAAACGAAAGATGTAAAATGCGTTTTCAGGCATGCAACTGAATTCGGAATAACTATGTAATAAATGAGACAAAATTATCCTAAAAAATAAAATAAAATCATCAGTTATTTTCTCCTTCTTTATTTGATAAATCAAATGGGTGGTGTAAAAGCACCCTTTTCATGGTGCTTTTTAGTCGGTGTAACTCGGTTTCGGGAATTTTCGCCAGAAAAATGCGCCCGTTTTTAAAGCCTGCTCCACATCTTTCGGAGTCACGTGGTAATAGGTTTTTGGATTCTTGTTGATATCATCCCGCTGCTTTTGCAGCTCTTTTATTTGTAATCGAATTAGTTGGGTTTGTTTTAGATACGATAGATGCGGAGTGGTTGCTGTATTCTCCAAGATTTCGTATTTGCCTTTGATTTCCGCATTCAGTTTGCCCCGCTGCTCCGCCACGTATTCCCAGTTGTCGTACGTGATTTCCGAATCCACCAGGTAATCTTTGTTTGCATAAGGTCGCAACAGTGTTAAAAAGAATTCATCACCCACGTGCATCTTCTCAAAAAAACGAATATCAGCCGCGGATTTGGCAAGCAGTTTTTGCACGTGGTAGCGCGACAGACAAAACCGCGCATAATGTTTCACGAATTTCCCCATTTTCTTATAATTCGGCTGCGTTTGGATGCGGCTTACCAGGTCATACTTGGTCACGGGTGAAAATCGAATAAACGAACTGCGTCGGTCGTGAGCCTGCATGCTCCCGTAAAACTCGTCGAAATCACGCAGCGGCAAACAACTCTCGCTCACAGTGAGGAATTTCACGTTGTTTTTGTCGCGCACCGCAGCCGCCATCAGATGAAAATACGCATTGACAATGTATCCCCAGCCCGTTTCCACTGTGGGTATCAGATTATTAACCATCCACGGCACCGTGACGGTTTCGGGGTGTTTTGCCAAAACATAAATGGAAACGTTGGGCCAATGATTTTGAAAATACTTGGTCCATGCTTCCGGGTGATTCACGTTGCCCAGCGTCAAAAATAAAAACGCAATCTTGTAATTCGATGAATCCTTAGATTTGTTAGATGGTCTTAGCCAAACACGTGCTTCCTTTCGCCTCTCATCATAAATCCTCTGACTGTGTGTTATTAAAGATATTTCACTTAAATAATTGGTATTAAATGACTCGCTGCTAACAATCACTTTATTCCACACATTTGCTCGCTTGATTTCATCCAGTAAATAGTCTGCAACCGGCTGGTAAAATTTATAAATAATACTAACAACCCTGATGCATTTTTTTAAAAGACCCGCAGGAATCTCAGACGTGGGTACCGCAGCAATAATAATGACGTCCATCTCCTCATTGTTGGAAAGATAATCATAGGTTTTCCGTGATTCCGTGCCGACGTATACCAGGATGACTTTTTTGTTTAAATTCGAAATGATTGCATCTGGACTAAACGTGGCAAGCGTCTTGCGTATAAATATCGAATCCGCTTGCAAAATATTATTCACGTCGCTTTCAAACAGCTTGTTAAACGTGTATGGACTTTTACTAACAATGTTGGGCGGCAGCCACTGCGTATATACCGACTCGAAATCCGTGTATTCCATCACCGGGTCTTTCAGTTTAAGTGCAGTGAGAAAAAAGAATTCATCGTATGCTCCCGTTATTAGTTTGGTTGTTATGGCCGATTCAATGAGGCGAAACGTAATGTCGAATTCTTCGCTAGTTAAGTTGACCAAGGTCTCCACGTCTTTTCGAGACAGAATAAACCACTGACTCGTTTTCCAAATCTCTTTTTCTTCAGCCATCTTATCGCCCATCTCACCGTTTATCTTAGTAAACATAGACAAGTGTTTGTCTTGCAGCACATCTTCAAACGCTTGAATGCTCTTCATCGGATACACATCTTGGGACAAAAGCATAAACCACTCATCGTCCGTGTTGTAATAAGCAAATTTCAGCAGTTCCATGGTTGCCCGCACAATAGAAATACTTCCCCATGACGTTGGAACGTTGGTGGGGATAACGTACTTTTTAAAATAAGAGTCGGTAACTGCGGTTTGCGTCTTGGGGTGAATAAAAACGTGGTGATTTTCAACGAATTCTTTTATTTTGTTAGGATGAAGTAGATTTCCATAGGTTAAAAATAAAAAAGAAATCCTTGGTTTGCTTTTGCATTTTACTTTGCTTTTCGATTGGTGTAAACGTTGGTCGTCGCAATTTCCCGTGATTTTATTTCGTCGATGATTTGGTGGGCATCTTTTTAATTTAATTGTTTTTATTAATGTGGTCTTGGTTTCTGTCAAACGTTGGTCATCACAAATCTTTGTGATTTTATTTCGTCGATGGTGAGGCGGGCACCTTTTCAGTTTAAGTGTTTTACTGCGTGATTTTGATTTACTGCGTGATTTTGATTTACTGCGTGATTTTGATTTACTGCGTGATTTTGATTTACTGCGTGATTTCGATTTACTGCGTGATTTCGATTTACTATGCACTGTTTTTTTTGCCTGGTCTCTAACAAATTGCATCGCCGATGCAATTTCCGCGTGATACTTGTCGTAAAACGTTTTGTAATGCAGAATTGGCAGCTTTTTCACGCTATACTTGGGCATCGTATGCATCATCTGCAGCCAGTCGTTTCCGTTTTCGTCAATGGGATTTACAATAATGTCCAAATGCTTAAACTTGGTTTCGTTGAAATGATATACATAAATATCCTTGGGTTCTAAACCGTAATTCTTTAATCGTTTCGTGTGATAGTGCGACAAATTATATTGCACGGGCAAGTTAAAATACCGATTGTTGACATACTCAAACAACGTTTCATTCGGATACTTGCACTGATGCTCAATAATGTCTTTGATGCTGCGCTTATACTGCTCAAAAAGCCGCATTGATGGCTCAATCAACATGACGCCGCCATTTAATCGACCTGTTTTATTGCATCCATTTAATACAGCAACTTTGCTGTTGTGAACAGGTCGGTTATACTTTAAATTGCGGTCGCCAATATAATACGTGAGCACCGCGGGACTATGCAGCGAAAAAATCGTATCCATGTTTTTCATGAGGACCATGTCCGATTCAATGATGCATATTTTGTCATAGTTGGTCAGCGTATAGGCGAAAATAAAATCACAAGTTCTTAGCGTGTTGAAATTGCTGTAGCCGCTGTCAAAATCCACGTCGTAAGTGATGCCCCTGTCGCTAAAAGGTATTGTGTTGGTGACAAGCGGAGCAACGGCCTCGACAAACGACGCGGGTGTATCATCTTGCGAGTATAAATAAATAATGTCATACGTGGTATAATGTCGCAACATCTTGAAAAAATACAATTCCAGTTCTAAATATACTGGATTGCTTCCAAAATGAACGGTTGCAAATGCATACTTCATTCTGTTTTGATACAATATTTTTATGGATAAACAACCTAACAAAAATAAATCCTACAAACAATTCAAAAAGATAGTAAAAAATAAGCAATATTAAAAAATGAATTTTAATTTCTACATTACATACAACCAATATAGAAATATAACAATCAAACAATCAAACAATCAAACAATCAATACTTGACCATGTACAGCAACAGAAACAACAACAGTTATTCTAGAACCGATGGATTAACTCGGCATCCGTTGTCTGTGCATGAAAAGAACAAGAACGCAATGGCTAGTAGCCAAAACAAGTTCGCTGTGTTGAGCCAAGAAACAGACCGCTCGAAAATGACCAAGGGCAAAATAAAGGCCAACAGTAATGGTATGGCCCTGAAAATCAAGCAGCAAGAAACCGACCGCGACACGTGGTTGAAAAATCACCGACCCGTCAAGGACCAATACAGTTATCCGCTGGTTCAGCTTACTGCGTGGGGATCTCCCAAGCGGACGCCGACTCCCATCTTTGACGATGAAGAGGACGAGCAGCAGATTGGACCAGAAATGCGTAAAATCTATGGTTACTTGGAACAAGTATATCAAGACAATCAACATCGCGCCATTTACGAAGAAGATGACGATGTCGGTGATTATTTGAGCGACGATTCAGACTTTGACAACTAAGGTTGATGATGAGGAATAAATTTGTAAATAAGGGCGTATTCTGTGTTTGATTCCCATACCCCAATAATTTTTAAACATAATGCAACTGTTTTTTTTTTAAAGGACGGCGGGATGTATTTCTGGTTCTCGCCAGACTCATCGCTCGCATTCTTGAATATTTTCAGGTTGCCCGAATTCAAAATGTTATGGATTTTATACTGGACCGATTTTTTAGTTTTCATGCTGGATTCATACATGGCCAGTATTGAGATTTCTAATTCTTTCAATTTTGTTAGTTCGGGTTGGTTCGGATTGAAATGGTACATGACTTTATTGTAAAAATGCTCCACATGTATGGACGTCAAATGAAACACATAATACATGGAATTGATGCTAAACAACGGCGTCGAGTAAATGAGGCGCGTAAATATTCCCTGGATAATCTTATTATTAATAGCTTCCATGAAGAAAATGGATTGCGTGTTTAAATTTCCATCGCAAATATACAAGATTTTCGGCATGGAATTATTAGCATGATTCGCTACAGACGACTTGTTGTAATGAGGGTGACAATAGGAGGTTGAGGGTGGTTGATGCATTATTTTTATTTTTTTGAGTTATTCAATCACTATTATTTAATGCGCCAACTATTTATGTTGTTTTAGTGTTTAACATGTTTTTTATGGCAGCCTCAAACATGGCACCATCCATTTCGCCCAAATAACCCAGCTTTTGCATGGTAGTAAAAATACTTGTTTGTGTCGAATCGGTTACATCCCTGTTTATGGTCATCGCTTGATACATGACGATACACAGGTCTCGCAGATCCGTATCTGGTATATCTTGAATGTGTGTATCAGTCCAAATAAATAAAGATTTGATAGGTAAGCATGCAAATGCTTGGTTTTCATTTTCATTTTCTTCTTTTTCTTCGTTTGGTTGTAAACTATATTGATACATTTCTTCTCCAATATGAACAAAGGCCATTTCGGACTCGGTTAAATTTGTTTTCAATACGTCTGGATGAAATTGAACCTGTTTTTTTTCACCCATGCTAACAATTATGACAAAATACAATTAACTAGTTTTGATATAATATCGACGTAAATTAAACAAAAGATGAGCAACATACCCGAAATCAGTAAAATATTTTCATTCTATGCGCCCGCAGTCGTTTGCACTGGTGTGCTTTTATTTTCTCTTTTTTCCAGCGTTGCGGGCAAAGGCTTGTTTTTTATATTTTGCGTTTTCCTTGCATCCTTGCTGCGACTTATGGTGCTGCCGCTCGGCCAAAATAACGTGGTGAAAAATGCCGAGTGTTATACCAGTCAGCGTGCCTTTATTGGTACCGGAAATACAACTTATAGCACGTTTGTAATTTGTTTTGCCCTGGCGTATTTTCTTGGCCCGCAATTAATTCAGGGGTCCAAATACGGCATTAGCATGGTGAATTACTGGGTTTTAATTTTCTTTCTGATGTATTTAGTCTATGACTTGGTAGTGAAAAAAGCCATCATGTGTGTGGACCTAAGCTGGACATCGGGGGGCATGGGCCGAGTCTTGACCGACGTATTTGGGGGCAGTTTGCTTGGCACGATTGCAGTTTGCATGTTATATTATTCTGCCATGCAGTCTATGCTGTTTATCAACGAGCTGAATAGCAATAATGAAATATGCAGCCAACCCAGCAAGCAGCAGTTTAAATGCTCAGTTTATAAAAACGGGGAACTGGTGAAACAAACAATTAAATACCCGCCCCCAATAAGGCCGCCCCCAATAAGGCCGCCCCCAAGAAGGCTACCCCCAAGAAGGCCGCCCCCAAGAAGGCTACCCCCAATAAGGCCGCCCCCAAGAAGGCTACCCCCAAGAAGGCCGCCCCCAAGAAGGCTACCCCCAAGAAGGCCGGTGCCTTGAATACATGTTGGATGTTCCTACATCCGTTCTTACCACGATATCGCTGTGGTGCTTAACACATTGCGACATTTATCAAAAAGAGTTGCCACATCGGTATGTTACCATGTCGGCGTGCACCGACCACGACACCGAACTGATGGACAAGTTGTATCATTTGCTAGACAAAACAAAGGCGGTTTATGGTAGTATTGTTAAAAAAGTGTAAATGTATCGTAGGTGAAAATCCTACGATACATTTTATGCTTTTTGATTTTTTCCGTCAAAAACGGCATTTTGATAACTTGTCACTTCGTAGTAAATCTTCAAGGGTGTAAATATTAGTCTAATTTATCTATTTTTTCATTCAACAATTTCATGTCTTGCATGACAGTTTTCAATGAATCCGTAATGGAGTAAAGCATGTCCATAATTTGATTTTTTTCATTTCCATTTATATTTTTGTTAGGTTGCGCTAAATTCAATTCGGTGTCTGAATCCGATCCCGACCCATTGTCAAACGGCTGCGTTTCATATTCATTCACTTGATTTTGCCGCTCGTCAATCGTAATGTTTTTTTTCGGTTGTTTTTGATGCTTTGCTTGTGAAGGCATCAGGTCGTACTTGCGTTCGGCTAAAGTGCGAGCATATTGTTCGGCCATGGTTTGCGGATTTTTATCTTCGGTGGGCAGCTGATCGGACAAATCTATCTCATCGGGTTTCTGGGCAACGCCCAGGGCCATGTCCAGATTTTGTTGCTGCAAATCAAGTCGCTGGTTAAACTCGGACCGTCGTTTCGTCTGAATTTCGTGATGCGAAATAGGTTCAATGGACCTGGGCGTTGTCCAAGACCCTGATGACGTACCATTGCTGTTGTTTGTATTTGCATCAATAATTTTTATTTTGGTTTTTTTTAGGTGTTCGCGAATGTCGGGATATAAATTGCGCACCGCCGCGTTGATTTGAGCTAAAAACGTCTTGTTCAGCGCCATCAACTCTTGGTCAAACACCTTGGAATTAAACGCCTGCAAATTCATGTCAAACACGCTTCGAATCCCCGTTTCGTATTCGCGCATCGTTTTGGATTTTGCATTTGTTAGATGGTACTCGTCCGAAATCAATTCCCACAATAATTCCACGTTGCATTGGGTAAAAAAAAAATGATTTGGTCCTGACCCAGCAGCATTCATTATTAAATATCAATAATGTGGTGTTATTAATTGGTTTTTGTTTCATTTATTTGTTATTTGTTATTTGTTATTTGTTACAACCAAATAAATATAAAAATGAAAAAAACTTTAAAATATAAAATTGGATTAGACAAAGATGGGTAGTTATAAGGAATGCGGGTATTTGGAAGTAGTGTTGGGGCCAATGTTTTCGGGCAAATCGTCCTACTTGGAACAACTGTATAACAAATATACGCGATGCAACGTTCTAACCGTGGTAATTAACCATAGTTGCGATGCTTGTCGTTACACCGTCGATGATGGCGACAGTGAGGATTGTGCCAATTTAAATGGCATTAACAGTGCTAATAAAAAGGAAACATACATGGTTACCCACGAGCATCACCGCATTCCATGCACCTATGTTTCGTCCTTGTTTTCTGTGGAAAAAAAGGTGATTGAAATGAGCACCGTGTTTTTAATCAACGAGGGACAGTTTTTCGCAGAGCTAGCCGTGTTTGTGCAAGAGTTGTTGGAAAAAAAGAAAACAGTCATCGTGTCCGGGCTTGACGGCGATTTTAAGCGAGTCAAGTTTGGTCAAATGCTAGACATTATTCCTTTATGCGACAAGGTTACTAAATTGACGGCAACGTGTGAAATGTGCAAGCAGCCAAATAGTCCTGCGATATTTACGATGCGACTAAATTCGGACACGCGAGACCAGGTGTTGGTGGGCGGCGCCGAGACGTACAAGCCAGTTTGCCGGGCGTGCTATGTGAAAAATACGATATAAATTATTATGTTATTACACCATTTCTTTTTTGGTGAAAAGAATATCAAACAACACAACAACCTAACAACAACCTAACAACAAATTACTTTTTGCACAATTGCGAAACCACGTAAATTCCCAAAATCCCAACAATTCCGTAATAAAGTTGAATTCCTAGTGGATTATTAGTTTGATTTGAAACAAATGGTGCGTTGCCCAGGCGTGACATAAATGCTTCTTTGCATTTTGCTCCCGTTTGCGAATTCTTCTTGTTTGGAAAAGAGCACGGGTCCATATTGGAAATATCTGTAAGCGTTACATAGTGACTTTCAGTTGAACGGTTATTGTACGTGTCGATAGTTTCCATGGTGATTTGGTCGCACTCCGGTTCTGACCCCTCCATGAATCCGCTCATGATGGTCATGGGGTTAAACGCATTCAGGTCGCTGAGCGTCCCAGGAATCAGACCGCGCATTTCTTTAAAATTAGTTCCCATCCCTGACGAAATAAAAGGAATGTTGCCCTGCGGTACGTTGTTAATATATATGTACCTATCTTCTTTGACTGGTTCTTCTCCAGATGACGCTTCTTCTTCTGATGCATCAGCATCAGTCTTTGCAAGTGGTTTGCATTTGGCGCCAGTTTTAAGAAAAAATTTATTGCCCAGCGGTTTTCCAGTTGCCGATGCTTTGCCTGTTCCTTCCACCAGAAGCTCGGTATAACTCATGATACCATTGATGTTTTTTCCTAATTGAGATAAACTGCCAGCACTAGACATGCCGATTTGGTCAGGCGACTTGACGTATTTATAGTACGGGTAATCTGGGCCGAGTATTTTTTCTTTTAGACTTACCGGGTCAGATGCAGATTCTTTAAACATGTTTGCATCGTCATTGTTGGTTTGATTTATATTGACCGACATGTTCTTCACGATTCGTTTTCCTAATATATATTTTATTATATTTTACCAAGTAAAATGCAATTATTATTTTACAAACCATTTTTCACTTAAAACAAGAAATAACCATAGGCCGAATCAGTCTTGCTCCTGGATTTGGACCTAGAATGAGACTTGGACTTCTTAGAATGAGACTTGGACTTCTTAGACCTAGACCGACGGGACTTAGACCAAGACCTAGACCGAGATTTATATTGAGACTTGCGTCTACGTCTGGTAGAATTAGAACGAGACTTGGACCTGGACCTGGACTTGGACCTGGACTTGGACCTGGACTTGGACCTGGACCTAGAACGAGTTCTAGAGTGAGTGCCCTTTGCGCGCTTATTTTGAACACAGCGTTTTGTTTTAGGGTTCTTGTGCATTCCCATTTCGCACTCCCTGACGCACATACCCGTGGTTTTGTTTCTTTTCGATCCTGTGGGGCAACGTTTAGGCATATTAATATGCCTAAATATTTTATTTAAACCCTTGAAGAATTAAAATGGAACATTTTAATTTTGCAAGAGTCGAATATCAGCTACAATTTAAAATCTTCACTGGTATAAATCGGTCCATGGCGGTGAAATCATTTACGCAATCTTTTTCACCTCAATAACAGCCGAAACAATGTAAATTGAATTTTCCGTTTCCACGATATAATTATCGTCACTTTTGCGAATCTTCTTAATGGGGGACGTGTACTCGTCCTCGGACTTCACCAGCAACTGAATCTTATCAGCTCCCTCGCCGCGAACACCAACGAATGCAGCCTTCTCTAAAGAAGCAGTCCAGTAATCCGTCATGATGGGCTTTTCATCCTCCAGAGACAGAGTAAAGCAAAAAGTCATGGTTTTAGCGGTAGGTGTATTGGTGGTGGCGGCAGTGGTTAAAGCAGACATTATTATATAATGATGGACCTTTTATTTAAGTGTTTTTGTCGCATTTTATTTGTTTTTTTGGAATTAAGGTCGTAAATATTCCTCTATTTTTGCAATGACGGATTTGCTAATTTTCCTCGGCTTGTTTTTCACGGAATCGTTCATGGTAAATCCCTCTAAACATTTCCGGTTATCTTGCATTGCCCCCACAAGCTGAGGAATCGTTTTATACGTTCCACAAATCGCAGTGGCAATCGCAGAGCTAACACCAGGAATTTGACTCAACATAATCGCCGCAATGTTGTCGGCATTGATGTTTTCCTTCTTTACCTTTTTAATCACAGAACAATACGCCATAGCATCGCTTTTATTGTTTCCCTCTATTTGTTCATCTGCATTTTCCTCCATCTTTTGTTCAACATCATATTTTTCCTCCTTGGCACTTGGTAGAATCGAATGATACGGCACCTTTTTCTTCTTGGCTTGCTCGCGATGGATTTTGTTCGCCATGTTCCAAATAATGTAGGCCGTATCGTCTAAAGAAGTACTGTGCATCACCGAAAACCCCTTGTAGTAAATAATGGAAAAAATGGCCGACTGAAAAATGGCTCGGTCCGTCTCATTTTTAAACCTGGCTGCGCCTTCTATCAAATATATAATGTTGTGGTTCGGGCACGACTGCAGCCCAGACAGCCGATATGCCTGCTCGTCGTACCGACCGTCCTTGATGCTCGCCATCAAATCCGCCACCGATTTTCGCTCAATAATCACCAACTCATTTTGATTCGCATCGTTCGCGTTGCTCACGTTGCTCACATCAGAAGACATAGACAGAACAATATCTCCCAAGGCTAGATTGGAATTACTAGTTTGAATCTGATGCGTATTTTTGGCAGCCATTAAAAAAGACAAACGGGGAATCAAGTCGCGCTCTCGCACGTCCATGTGAATATGCACCATTTATTTGTTTTTGTTTAGTTGTTTGTTTAAATTACTTTTAATTGGTTTTACTTATACCAGTGAAGATTTTTTTTTATGGCCTACACAATATAATCCTGTTTTTTATCCCAACCAATTATAAGCAGGTCTTTCTGGTTCTGCTGGTGCTTCTGGTTCTGCTGGTGCTTCTAGCGCAGCAGGAAGGTAGTTCGAAATAAGAACGCGAAGTTTGCCAAAGATATTGTCGGATGCTTCCATGTACTCTTCGTCATCTTTTTCGTACTCTTCGTGCTCCATCAGCATCACTTTGACCATGTCTTGCATCGTGACACCTTGACGTGTCAAGGCTTCCACCAGATATTCAACGCTTGGTTTAGGTTCTTCTTCCTCTTCTGGTTCACTACGGGCATCCATTTCGTCTTCAATCTCGTCCTCGTCCTTTTCCTCCAATTCCTCGCCAGCCTCTCGCTGAAACATGAGCCGCATGCCTTGGAACCCAATCTCTCTACGACGCAGCTCTATGCCCGACACATACACTGGAGGATATTCATATTCTTCATCGTCCTCATCGTCGTATTCTTCATCGTCCTCATCGTCGCTTTCTTCTGGCTCTTCAGCCATTTCTGTGCGACAACACGGACAACTAAATCCCCTATGTGCCACTGAAGACATTAAGCACGAGGTGTGAAAAGAATGTCCGCATTCCGTTGTGACTCGGTTGGTTCCTGCTGCGGCTGTAGCTAGCATAGGCAAATCATCCATGCAAATAGGACACATATCCATGTCTATTTTTGTTGCATCCTTGATTTCCATAGTGGCTGACATGTTTTATTTTATTCTGATTGTTCGGTGTAATGGTATTTTGTAATCACACCGATAAATGAATAAAAATCATTTTTAGATTCACCTTATTTTTTTTAATTCTTCACCTTGTTTTTTTGAATTCGTCACAGAATAAAAAACAGTTAAATACAATTTTACAAGATATATTAATAGCATGTCGATAACCAACGAAGGAGAGTCTATTGGAATTGATTTGGGAACCACGTATTCGTGCGTGGGTGTGTGGCAAAACGATCGCGTGGAAATCATTGCCAACGACCAGGGTAATCGCACCACCCCATCTTATGTGGCGTTTAACGACACGGAGCGGCTCATTGGCGACGCAGCCAAGAACCAGGTAGCCATGAACGCGGCCAACACCATCTTTGACGCCAAGCGGCTCATTGGTCGCAAGGTGAGCGACGAAACCGTGCAGCAGGACATGAAGCACTGGCCGTTCAAGGTGCATAGTAGCGGAGGCGATAAGGATAAGCCCGAGTTAGAGGTGATGTACAAGGGGCAGCCTAAGCGTTTTTCCGCCGAGGAGATTTCGTCCATGGTTCTGGTTAAAATGAAGGAGACGGCCGAGGCGTATCTAGGTCGCGAGGTGAAAAATGCCGTCATTACCGTGCCCGCGTATTTCAACGATGCCCAGCGCAAGGCCACCAAGGACGCCGGCGCCATCTCGGGCCTAAACGTGCTCCGCATTATTAACGAGCCCACCGCAGCCGCCTTGGCGTACGGTCTGGACAAAAAGGGCGACGAGCAAAACGTGCTCATCTTTGACCTGGGCGGCGGCACGTTTGACGTTTCGCTTCTTAGTATCGAGGACGGCATGTTTGAGGTAAAGGCAACCGCGGGCGACACGCATCTGGGCGGCGAAGATTTCGACAACCGTATGGTGGATTATTTCGTCCAGGAATTCAAGCGCAAGTTCAAAAAGAACATGTCGGAGAATCCGCGCGCTTTGCGGCGCCTAAGAACCGCATGCGAGCGCGCTAAGCGTACGCTGTCTTCTTCCACGCAGGCTCACCTGGAGATTGATTCGCTGTACGAGGGCGTGGATTACAACACGATTATCACGCGCGCCAGGTTTGAAGAGCTCAACATGGATTATTTTAAAAAGTGCATGGAACCGGTTGCCAAGGTGCTGCGTGACGCCCAGATGTCCAAGTCGCAGGTGCATGAGGTGGTGCTCGTGGGGGGATCGACCCGCATTCCCAAGGTGCAGGAGCTGCTTAGCGAGTTTTTCAACGGCAAGCAGCTCAACACGTCGGTTAATCCAGACGAGGCCGTGGCGTATGGCGCGACGGTGCAGGCGGCAGTGCTGTCGGGGCAAAACAAGACATCCGATACGCTCAACAATGTGTTGTTGCTGGATGTGACGCCGCTGTCGCTGGGCATTGAGACGGCGGGCGGGGTGATGACGCCACTCATCAAGCGAAACAGCACAGTGCCGGCAAAAAAGAGCCAGGTGTTTTCCACGTATGCAGACAATCAGCCGGGAGTTTTGATTCAAGTGTATGAGGGCGAGCGCGGCATGACTAAGGACAATTCCACGCTGGGCAAGTTTCAGCTGGAAGGTATTCCGCCGATGCCGCGTGGCGTTCCGCAGATTGAGGTGGTGTTTGACATTGACACCAACGGTATTTTGAGCGTATCTGCCACGGAAAAGTCGACGGGCAAGGAGCAAAAGATTACGATTAAAAACGACAAGGAGCGCCTGTCCAAGGAGGAAATCGAGAGGTTGGTGGCAGAAGCGGAGCAGTACAAGGCAGAAGATGATGCCAACAAGACGCGAATCGATGCCAAGAACGGCCTAGATAATTATATTTACCAGGTCAAGATGTTTGCCAATGATGAAAAGATTGCGGACAACCTTACTAACGAGGACAAAGATTCTGTACTTAAGGCGTGCGACGAAGCCAGCACGTGGTTGGACGCGAACCAGGCAGCAGAAAAAGAAGAATTCGAGGCGAGGCAAAAGACTTTAGAAACGGTGGCTCTGCCCATCATGCAAAATATGAGCGGTCAAGCTAGCGAGGGTTCGGAGTTTAATGGTCCTGAACCCAGCAATCATGCAAAGGCTCATGACGACGGGCCAAGCATCGAGGAAATTGATTGATGATAAAGGTAAATAAATCAAAAAGCATATAATTGCATTGACGAAAACGAATAAAATATAAAAAACGACCCATTTTAAAAAAATGAATAAAAATATATCTTATGCAAGACATTAAATACATTTTAACGAATAACAAATAGCCATAACCATAACTATCAAAATGACCGACTCTGCGCTTGGACCTACCAACACTCGCATGTATTCGACTCCTTGCACAATCACGCTCAACAACTGGAATCCCAGCATAACGGAAACCAAGATTAGAAGCTTGTTTCAATGCAACGGGGCAGCCAATGTGGGAAAAGTGACGGTTAACCGCGCCGACCAAACGGCCAGCGTTTTGATTGACCAGTGGCACGACACCGAGGCTGGCCGCATGGCACTATATCATTTGACCTTTTCCAAGTTCTTTGATGTGTGCGTGGATGGCTGGAACAACAAAAGTTCCGGAAATCGCACGTTTCTGCTCTTTACGGTTGAGCCCAAGCTCCAAGCCCAGATGCAGAAACTGAGTGGCCCTCCTGGGTTATGATAATGCTATAAACCAAGGTAAGTGTAAAAGTATAAAAAATAAAAACAACAAAAATATGTATATTTGCATTTTTTGTCTAATTGTCATTTCATTCTTGGTAAAAATGAAATAATAACATGTTCAGATACAACATAGACTGAATTAAATGCCCAACTATTGTTGTGACCAATGTGGAAAGGAATTTTCCCAAAAATCACGCCACGATGCTCACAAGAAACGCAAAATGCCTTGTACTACCAACGTGAATGCACAAATAAACGTGGACGAACCGCAGAAAAAAATAGTCGAACAAAAGAAGGAAAAAGAATTGCAAACCAATAAACTGCAAAAACCATTCTTAAAATGGGTCGGTGGAAAAACACAAATGATTGATACCATCATGGACAAGTTTCCCAGAGAGATGGAAAATTACCACGAGTTATTTTTGGGCGGAGGAAGTGTGTTGTTTGCTCTCTTGTCACTTCAAAAACAAGGCAAAATAGTTGTAAAACAAAAAATATATGCGTATGACCTAAACAAAACACTGATAAATGTGTATAAAAACGTGCAATCCAACAAGAATGAATTATTCGCGCACATTACGACACATCTCAATATATATAACGCAATTCAAGGTTCAGTCGTAAATCGAAAGGCATCAACAATGGAAGAATCAACCACTTCAAAAGAAAGCTACTATTACTGGATTCGGCAAAAGTTCAACGCAATTGACAAAGCAACCGTTGAGTGTTCTGCGTTGTTTATGTTTTTAAATAAGATGTGTTTCAGGGGGGTGTATCGCGAAGGCCCGAATGGATTCAACGTGCCGTATGGCCATCCAAAAACTACACCAACTATCATTACCAAAAACGAGTTGGATTGCATCAGCGAGTTAATTCAGGATGTCGTATTTTTGCAAAGTGATTTCAATCATTCCGTTCAACGTGTAGGTATCGGAGATTTTGTGTATTTAGACCCGCCTTATGCCCCCGAAACGGAAAATTCATTCGTCACATACACAGCCGAGGGATTTAATTTGACCACACACAAACAATTGTTTAGTGAAATACAAAAAATAAAAAATAAAAACATCCAGTTTGTGATGAGCAATGCAAAGGTGAAATTGGTCGTGGATGCGTTTGGTGACTGTCACTGTGACGAGATTGTTGCTAGGCGAGCAATAAATTCAAAAAATCCAGGCGCCACCACCCTTGAAGTCATCATATACAATCAATTATAAAATCGATTATTTTGTTTTTGTAATGCGTGTCGTTCCCCCAAAATACGGGGACGTTTTTCAATTCCAAATACTCCAATTCAGCCTTGCAATTGGTCTTGAACCAGTCCGACAAGCAATACATATACACAATGCGAAAGTCGGGAAACATCCGAGAATATTCCCAGATTTTGAAACTCGACGTTTGGATTTTTTCGCACACCGACCCTGTTACATGTTGAAATTTCTTTTCCAAAATGAAAATGGTGTTGCTGCAATGGTCGACGTAGCATTCGTCTGGATGTTTGCAACCATGTGCTTTGTAAACCGTTTTGTTCATATAGGGTTCCATACACTTGAAAAACTTGGACTGTCCCGTTGATACCCACGTTTTGTCACATTGGGGAAATTTAATGTGGCTGCAGTATTTGTCGGTAGATACAACCGTATATTCTGTTTTCAAATCAGTGAGTGATTCATATGGCAATCCATTTTTGTTTGTTTGGGCGCCACCTGCTCCCGTTCCTTTAGTTTTATTTTTTTTTGTTTCGATTTTATTTTTATTAGTGTCTGAATTAGCGGCTGCATTCACATATAAAACATGCGCTACTATATCGTCGATGATTTGACCCACAATCATTTGACCTGCATTATCATGACCTTTATTTTCGACTAAAGCATTTGTTTGTTTCATTCTAATTGATATAAGCCTTATTATATTTATCATTTTTTTAAATATTGATTTATGGTAAGAATGAGTGCTTCTGCTGCCGCAATCACGGACAACATACAAGATGCATTGAAAAACATACAAGATACCGCATCGGCCAACATTGTGGTTGCCATCACGGTTGCTATTGTTGTCATTTCACTCGGCTATTATTTCTTTTATGCGGGCATTGGAGGCATCGTGTCCCCTCTAAAAGTGCGCGAGTGCGACCTCATGACTAGTGTTTACGGGTCGCTGAACGGCAAAATTCACCCGATTGCTGCAGCTTCGACCTCGACGTCGCCCATGTTTGGCTACAACTTAAGAGACTACTACATTAAATCAGCCTACAACGCGTGTAGCGGTGGGTCGTATCGCAACGATTACGTGAGCACCTGCGTCTTGAAAAATATTCTGAAACAAGGCGTCCGCGGCTTGGATTTCGAAATTTTTTCCGTGGACGACGAGCCGGTGGTCGCCACATCGACGTCGGAGAATTACTGTGTGAAAGAAACGTATAATTACGTGCCTTTTTCAGAGGTGATGGAAACGGTGCTGTTGGCATTCACGGGGTCGTATGCCCCCAACCCGACCGACCCGATTTTAATGAACCTGCGAATCAAGAGTGAAAATCCGAAAATCTACGAAAAGATGGCGGAAATCTTCAAAAAGCACGACTCGCGATTTCTGGGGGCAGAGTACAGCTACGAAAACGGCGGCAAAAACCTGGGAGATACGCCTCTGCTAAACCTTATGGGCAAAGTAGTGCTCATCGTGGATAGGTCCAACACTGCATTTTTAGAGTGCCGCGACTTTTACGAGTACGTCAACATGTGCAGCAATGCAACGTTTATGCGCTTGCTGCATTACTACGACGTGAAATATACCATGGACATTGTGGAGTTAATCGAGTACAACAAGCTATGCATGACGTTTGCGCTGCCAGACAAGGGAAGCAATCCGCCGAATCCCAGCTCGGTGGTGATGCGCGAGTGCGGTTGCCAGATGCTGGGAATGCGGTATCAGGAAATAGACCAAAACGTGGAGGAAAACGACGTGTTTTTCGACGAGGTGGGACACGCGTTTGCACTGAAACCCGAGCCGCTAAGATACAAGGAAATAATAATTGAAGAGCCGACGCCGCAAGACCCAAAGTTGTCGTACGAGACGCGAACGATTGCTTCAGACTTTTACAAGTTTGATGTTTGATTTTATTTATTTTCTTTTTCCCTTTATTTGTTATTTTTTTCACAACAACCTAACAAAAATAAAAATGATTTATTTAGTTTGGTTGATTTGTTGGGCTAAACCAACCAGCTCATTTATATCATTGCATTTACCAACCAATTAAAACATGACTCGCACCGCAAATTCTTTTGCGGCATTTAAGACAGACGACGGGGATGACGAAACCAGACAACCCAACAACGTAAAAAAGGCATTAAAAAAGCTGAGAGAAATTGATGCATTAAATGCCAAAGACGCATCTTTGTTGAACCCGGAGGAATGTGAAAAAATCCAGCAAAAGCCATATTGGACCAGCTTTTTGCCAGCAACCGCAACCGACACACCAGCAAATCTTTATCCAACCAAAGAAGAACGAAAAAGAGCAAAGGCTGACCGGAAAGAAAGGGCAAGAGAGCAAGAAAGGGCAAGAGAGCAAGAATGGGCAAGAGAGCAAGAATGGAAAAGAGAGCAAGAATGGGCAAGAGAGCAAGAATGGGCAAGAGAGCAAGAAAAAAAAAGAGAGCAAGAATGGAAAAGAGAGCAAAACAAGCCCAGGCCCGGCCCATATGCATTTATCGACGATGAATTTCGCGACGAGTACTTGAAAAATGACAAAAATATAAACAGAACACATCGAATGATGTCGAAAAAATATCACCCGGACAAAAACCCGACATTGTCAAATGCGGTTCAATTGCAGCAATACTTGAACGGAGTAAAAGACAGGTACGAGGAAGACAGGTACAAGGTAAAAGAGCAATAAAAAAAACAATCAAAGCGTTAAATCGCGATAAATTAAAAATAATATTAATATAATAATATTTTTCTAAACAAAATGGGAATAATGACAGCCGCAACGGACAAGATGAACCAAATGGTTGCAGGGGTGACCCAAGGAGGTTCGACGCGTACCATTTTGCTCGCTTCTTTAGCAATTGGTCTGGCAATCCTCGGGTATTTCACTTACACCAAGTTTTTTCGTTCGAGAGCGGGATTTAACGCGAATCGTGAGCATGGGTCAAAGCAAGAGCCGAGCAAAGACGCCAATCTCATATTTTTTTACGCCGACTGGTGTCCCCACTGCAAGGTCGCCAAGCCAGAGTGGGAAGCTCTCAAGGCCGAAAATGAGGGAAAATTCATCAATGGTTACAACGTGGTATACACCGACTATAACTGCGCCACGGTGACGCCTGAGATTGAAGACTTGATGAACAAGTACGACGTAAAGGGATACCCCACCGTAAAACTCATTAAAGATGGCCAGGTGATTGATTACGACGCCAAGCCGACAACCTCGACAATGAATCAGTTTTTAACCCAAATACTATAAGCAATTACAATATTCCCAAGACTGTAATGTAAAAAAGAGAAAAAATGAAATAAAAACATCAAGCCTAACAAACCAAGTAAAGAAAAGAAGTAAAATGAATTCTGCAGTAAAACAAGCAACCATTTCCATGTTTTACACGAATTGGTGTCCGCATAGTAAGCGCGTGCTGCCTTTGTGGCAATTGTTTCAATTTCAATATAACGGAAAAATCATCAACAACTACAAGTTGAATTTTAACAATTATAATTTTACAGACCCACGATGGACTCCTGATGTAGAGATTGATGTGTGGCGAACCCCTAGTCCAATTGTTGACCGGTGGATGAAAGAATACAACGTAATGGAATTTCCCGCGGTACGAATCCGTCATAACCACAAAGAAATTGAATACGATTCTCACGCTCCTTTAACCTTGGTGACTCTTAAACAATTTGTTCAGAATACACTTACAACGTAAGCCCGCCATAATTAAATATTATACGTTTGATTTTATCATAATAGTTAAATGGCATAAATAAACACAACCTAGTAATTAGCTCTTGAAGCTGACCATCTAACCATTTATCTAATAGTTCGCCCACGGCCTAGTAATTGGCCCACGGCCTAGTAATTGGCCCACGGCCTAGTAATTGGCCCACGGCCTAGTAATTGGCCCACGGCCTAGTAATTGGCTCGAGGAGCTGACCCCCAGCCACCCGTCACGGTATTCAGACTCGTGTTGTAAATAGACCCCTTTTTTTTAGGCGCGACCGATCCGCTGGACCTAGCCCGACGCAAAGCGGACCGAGTTCCGCTGGGATAGTAACTTTTCGTACTAATGGGCGCAGCCGTTGGCAGTCCGACTTTATAGGCGGATTTACCCACCGAAACCGATTTCTTTTGATTCAAATACATGCTGGACTGAATTGGAGCAATGTAGTTCATGTGCGTGGATTGCGACGCGCGACGCTGTGTGCCTTTAATGTAATACGAAATAGGTTTAGACAGCTTGGCGAGTTCTTCTTCATACATATTCTTTGCGCTGCTTGTAGCAGTCGCGCGCACGTATTGCTGTCGCGCATTGGTGTTTTGCTGAGCATCCACCGGCTCTTGTCCGGGATAAAATTGAGGCGGAGTAGGGCGCACACCAGTTAGTGTGCCGTAGCTATGATAAGGCAATGTACATGGTGTTTGCGATGTGCTCAATGGCCCTATAATAGGAGTGTTTAAATATCCTCCAAATCCAGCTGAACCAATGCTGCGTGAAATTCCATACATGGTTGAGCTCATTTATAATGATGATATATTATTTTGTTTAACCTAAAAAGAAAACCACAAAATCAAAAAGAATTATTATAATTATTATAAGATTTTGTCCCATTTACTACGAAGTAACAAGTTTATCACCTCGTAATAAATGTCCGAAGATGTATAATGTTTTTATTGGTTGATAGTTTACGGGGGGGGCAATCTTCGCAAGCTGTGTCCATGGACACCGCGGTAAAGCTAAAATTGCAATGATATCTTTTTATTATATTTCAAAAACGGCGTTTCATAAACTTGTCACTTCGTAGTAAATTACCAAGGGTTTATACCAGTGAAGATTTACTACGTAGTGAATTCTTCAAGGGTTTAATTCTCAAGAATGTCGTCAAAATCTTGGTGCAAGCTCACATCATAATCGTATTCTTTAAGTAAAATCGAATCCCTTTCGGTCAATACCGTTACATTCACATTATGGTCCACCAGCGTCAAGGTATATTGAAACGGTTCAGTCAAGTTATATTTTTCCAAGACATCGGCATGATACTTTCGCATGAAATAGTGGATAAAATCCGAGCAAATCTTGTTTCCCACCATGTAGTAGTTGCGGGTAGGCGAATGTAGCGAAAGCGAGCATTCCAGTTCATCAATGTCCTTGAAAATCAATTCCATGTCCAAGAAACGCACGTTGGAAATCTTGGGTTCGTCACGTATGTGACCCAAAACAGAGCTAACACCGCACACCATGTCGTAATGCCGATAGGCTTCTACTCCAGGAAAAAACTTCTTATGTCTCGTAATAATCAACTTATTATTATTTTCTAAATCAAACGTTTCACGGCTAACTACGTCAGATGGTGGGCATATATAGTTCCAAGCTCTGTAGCCCGGCTTTTGTACCCAGTTAAAAAAAAAATGCTGACAACACGTGAAATAATACAATCCGTCATACGTCCAACTCTCGACATATGCCAACAACTGATTGAAATAAAAAAACATATTGTATCTTTATTTAATTTACCTTTAACACAATATTTTCGTTTTTTGTTAGTAAAATACTAATTACAACGATTCAAAATCAAGCGTGACTTCTTCATCCGCCTTTCCAATTACTATTTTATCCTCATCGCCATTTTCTTTTTCTTTCACTATTTCCGCCGTTAACGGTAGGTTTTCCACCGAGGGAGGGCGCGAAAGCGGGGCAATGTCCACCATGATTGGGTCCGCATTTGCAATAATCGCAACTGACTCTTTCATGACCGAAACGGGTTCTTCGATCAGCACCTTTTGCATTTCTCTCAATTCATTCAGCTCTGGGTTGGTAGACGCCGGAGCATCGTTCATAATGCTGGGAATAATTGTGGGTTCAGGTTCGGGAACAATTACCTCTTCCTTGATTTCTTCCGTGACTTCTTCCTCCATGGTTTCATCCATGTAAGCACGCAAAATGGTTTCCACGGGAATGCTCTCGCGAATGGTGTTGAGAATGTATTCCTGAATAATAATCTCCAGTTCGCGGTGATTCTTTTGCACTTGTAGCGGCGCAGCGGATTCATACAAATACACATTGTTGTATAGCTTGCGAGCGGTATTAATGTACGCCTTGTGAATGAACGTATCCAAGTTGGGTACATCAATGTTTATTTTTTTTTGCTTGGTTCCTACGCGCATCGCCGTCAGAATCTTGAGCTGAGTAATATGCACGCATGTTACCAGGTCTTCCAAGTAAGCACAGCCGCTTCGCTCAATGATGCGTTTTCGCTCAGCTTCCACCATGGCATTGCTCCACTTGGGAATGTTTAAAAGCAGGTTCTGAAACGTCATGAGGTATTTTTCGGGTTCTTCGGTTTGAATGCACATTTTGTTAGCCTCGTTGAAGATGGAGCGAAATCCCTCAATCATGAGCGGAGTTAAAATGATAAGTACCCGGCTTGCCCACTCGGACTTGGATTCGTGCAAGGTGCTAAGGTTAAAGTCGTCCATTTTTTCCTCGATAATCTATCTTGCAATTATTTATAATTTAATTTTGTTTAATCAACGCAGTAAAATATAAAGTGCAATGCAATGCAATCCATTGTTTACACTATTGTATAGTTTGGCCTAGTCCATCTTCCAATGATACAGTAGGTTCCCAATGAAGAATTTTGTTGGCTAAAGAAATATCTGGTTGTCTATTGGTGGGATGGGTTCGTCAAATATATAGGGTCAGCCTGATATATTTGAGGGGAGCGGGACATGCGAAATGAAAAAATCATCCATCGGGTGATCAATAATCAGTGGATGAATTATGTCATGCTAAAGATAAGTGAAATTTTCGTGATAAAAAAAACTCATTTTTTCAAGTTTTCCGGTAAAAAGGTTGTAAAGTAGTCATAGTTTATGATATAACTTTGTAAAATGAAAAGAGATTTTACGGGGTGTGACAAATATACTTCTACTTCTTTTGGGGAATGTTGGTCCAGTTGTGCTGACACACATAACAAATAAATATGTTTTCCAAAGACGTAATCTTGGGCTTAAAAATGACAATGTCGGGGCTTTTGGGGTCCGTCTTGTTGGTGGGACACGTCGCATTGGCGCAAAAGATGTTGTGGGTATGCGGTAGCGTCGGGTCTAAGTGTGTATAAGGGTTGATGAAACTGAGCGGGTCAATTTTCTGAATCGCGTTGTACTCCAAGCAAAATGACTCAGCTGACTTGGTAAAGCCGCAATGCCGACAGTAATGAATCATTTCGGCCTCATTTGCTTTGCTGATTTTCAAATACATCATGTTGTTGCAGTCATCGCAGAATTTCATTGTACTTTGCTCTTTACTATAATACAACAATCATTTTATTTCATTTTTATTCAAATATTCAAGTTCAATAAAAATAAACTCATAAACTCATAAACTGCACTTTGTTCGAAATTGAAATATATTTCGGTATAAAAAATCTTCTAAAATTAATCCAACCAAAAAATAAATAATTGCATAATCAATAAAAAAAGAATAATGTTTTGCCGCCAGTATGGTGAATATAATAATACTATAGGTAATCCAATGATGTATGTGATAGCATTTATTGTTCCACAATAGTATCAATGCTTGCTTTTTCTGTGATTTATAATTCACAAAATACGCCAGCATAAACCCCGCGCATAATCCTAAAAAATAAATAATATATGGATTTTTTATTTTATTTTGTTTTGTTTTGTTTTGTTTTGTTTTGTTTTGTTCATCCGTCATAGTATATGAATTTATTTTTTCGAAAAAACAATTACAGGTCCATGCTCACGGTATTTTTATTAGACTTGGATTTGCGCGGCTTTCTCGGCTTTTTCGTCCCACCGACACTGGGCGCTACGGACAGCGTTTCTGCGCTCATTTGACTCACGTTGTCATCTTGCGTGACTGAAATGGGGGCACTAGTTATAATAGGTGTATTGACCATGGGTTTTTCAATGGTGCGTGTCTTGATACCTGACAACAAATCGCTCATGTCGGATGGGCCACGCATCTCAGGTCTGCGTGCGCTACGACCCCAATCCTGAACGCCCTGTGTAGGTACAGGTTGTGAGCCCAAAGCCAAGTTCATGGCCGAATTGTTGGACGCGTGCTGCTGGGCAGCAGGCACGTTTCTCGGCCCAGGTGCTCTCGACGGCGCCAAATAAGGCTCACGAGCTTGTAAAGGTCCTGTCTCGCGCGCTTGAACTCCCCTGGCCGCAGCCAAGTCGGGACGAGTGTTGTTTCCACCGCGGTTCTGGGGCGGGGGATCGGCGTACTGTCCCTGGGTCGGCATCGGGGGTGGAGGACCACCATTACCTCCAGGTCTACCATTAGGTCCAGGTGCGGCTGACTGCTGATTATTACCCAGTCCAGACATGAAATTACCGATACCGGGGTTGTTTTGCCCCATGGTGTTGATAGCAGCGTTCTGAAAAGACCGCATGAGCTCGGGGTTTTGGCGAAACACGTCGTCCATGCCCGGCGCGGCGGTTTTAAATATTTTGTTGGACAGATTCACCATGAATGCGCTGCCGCCCAGCTGAAACATGAGTTTTAATTCGGGGGCGATGCTGCCGCGATGCTGATACTTGTCGTACAACTGTCCAAAAATATCGTCGTAATCGTCCATGTCGTCTTCCACCTTGTCTCCCCATCCCTCCAAATTCACGTCAAAAGGGTCAAACTTGTCGTTGAGAAACTCGATGCCGTTGATGAGCATTTTCATGCAACTTCCCTGGAATTTCACCGATGCCTTTTTGCCGGCGTCTTCCTTGATGGCGTCGTACTCGATTTTAATTTCGTGGTGCGGCGAATCCATCGTGTATTTCTTGGACAACTGAATTTTGCCGTTGCTTTTTCGCTCCCAGTCCTCCATCTCGCGAATCATTTTATATTTTTCCTTGTCTTGCTCGTCGCGAGACAAACTCGGACCTGCACCTGCAGGTGCTGACCCATAAGACGCAGACGTCGAACCGCCGTGTCCAGGAATTTCATTGTATTTTCCGTAATCGTCCCAGGTTTTGTCCGTGTTGATGTTGGACGTTCCAGACCCAAGGTCGAGTGGGATGTCGTGGTCTTCGTGGATGTTTAAATGCACGCTATCTGTATCGGACTGAAACGAAACACCACCAAGTCTGTCGCTGGGTTTACTTTCGCCCCCCCCGTGAACATTTCCTAAATCATTCAGTTCGTTTTCCAAATCGTCTAAATCGGACAACCCAATGTTGGTATTACCGCCACCCATTTTGGCGGTGTGCGATTTGTTCATGAGTAATTCCATGCCGCCGCCAAAATTGGAACTGGCAGTCTCGTTCAAATCGGAGATATCTATAATTTCAGCCATTGATTATAAATATATTGTATGTTTTTATATATGATTTAACGCATTTTGCATATTACACCGACCGAAAAGCACTACGTAATAAAATGAGACAAGATTATTCTAAAAAATAAAATAAAAATTATCGGTCATTTTTCCTTCTTTATTTGATAAAATCCATATAAGGAAACTCTGGTAATTCTTCGATAGTTTCTTTTTTCTTCGGTGGATTTTCCTTGCGTTGTTTTCGTAATAATTTTGAAAGTTCTTTTTGTTGCATTTTCTTATCTTCTTTTCGTTGTTCTTTTTCTTCTGCGGTAAGACCTTGTAATGCTCGTTTTCCTTGCTTCTTCTTTTCCTTTTTTGCTCGTTCTTCCTCCATACTTATCAAAAGTGCAATGGTGTAAAATGGGACAAACCCTGAAAGGGTTTGCCTTTTTAATTCATTTATCGGTAACGTTGCCCTTTACGATTTTATTACACGCTTAAAAAGCGTGTAGTGAAATCTTCAAGGGTGTAAATGAGACAAAATCCTATTACGCCTTGTTAAATGAGTCAAAAGTAACGTTGCCATTATCTTACCACCACGATGGATGTATCTATCGTAACAAGCGAACTCCTTTATACATCTCCGCCCACAATGTTGAACGACGTGGGGATGAATTTCCAGTTGAGCTCGGCGCAAATGTTTTTCCAAATTTCGTCTTGACTAACAAAAATCCCCGGTTCTTTCAACATAGGAATGTCCTTGGCATACTTGGTTTCGCCCAGCAGTTCGTACATTTTATACAAAGCAAAATAATAGTGGATATAGTTACACCGCGTTTCGTCCTGGTGTTTTGAAAATGGCACCAACGTCTCGTCAAACATTTTAAACAACTTCATTTCTAGGTCGCGGCTAAACACAGGCGGAGGAATACCGAGCTTATTTTTAATAAACGGAATGTGCTCGTACAATTTGCTGTCGTAGCCGAGGTTTCGCAAAATATCTCGCATTTTATAATAAGTGAGCTGTTCGGCGGTGAGTCGTTGCTTTTTAATTTGCATTCGGCATTTTTCAATCACCTCGTCTGCAATGTATGTGGTTTCTTTCGCTTGAAACTGAGCCACGATTTCTTTGAAATGGTTGGACCGGTCGTACAAAAAGGTGCCAATTTCCTTGGGCGGGTCCTTGTAGGACTGCTTTTCGTTTTCGGGAATATACGTGACGCTGGCAGCACACTGATTGCACACTAAATACCCATCGTCGTCCGAAATAATGAGTTGTCCCTGCCTGCAGTAGATGCAAACGTTTTTTACACTGGAGTTTAGTGCGGGAGTCGCGTATATTTCATTCACATGACTAAAATATTGCGCAACAATGCTTGATTGCGACGGTGACGAGTGGTGTTCTACTGTTTTACCTTGACCAGCATCAAATACAGATGCAGATGCAGATGCAGATGCAGATTCGATGCGAGATTTATTGAAAAAATCATGAACTCGTTGTTTTCCAACCGACATCAAAGCCGGTTTGTCGCCATTTGTTATATCCGTGGTTTCCGTGTTCTTTTTAATGTTGAAATATTTGAAAATAAGACTGGAATTATCTAGAATGTATTTATTTTTGCGTTTTTTTAAATTTAGCACCTTAACATGCGTGATTTTAATGGTTTCCTTGGCTTTTTTCTCGTCTTCCTTTTTTTTAAATGACCCGCTGTTTATTTTTGTCTGTAATTTATCGCAATTTTCCGTCTGGATTTTCAACTTGGCTTCTTCTTCGGAAAAACAGTTCATGATGTTGCGGTGCGTCTTGTCGAGTGTGACAATATTTTGATTTTTTAACTCTTTCACGTTTTTCGACTTGAAGTTGGACATTTTTTTGCGTAATTTAATTGGTTGTTAGCTAATGCTTTTTATATTAGTTTTTATTTATATCTTTTTTTGTATTTATGTCAAAAAATATGTCAAACAAGATATATTAAAAAAAATGATTTAGAATATCAGCAAATGAATGCACAAGAAGAACCATCAAGTTACTCATAATGCAACTTCGTTCTGGTAAAAAGCTTGAAACATGCAAAGCACCCGACCCAACATTGTTTGATAAACATGTATTCACGTCGTCTATGACCTGCTGGATAAAGCGTATTGCCGATTCACCAAGCAGGTCAATGGAGCGATTATCCTACATAGTGGACATGTTGCACTATGGGAATTTGGACATAAATTCGAAAATTGCAAAATATCCGAAATATTGTCTAATGGTGATTGACAAGTGCAACCAATTTCATCGTGATTTATTGGAATTGGTTGCAGACAAACAAACGCTGACCTCAACAGAGAAAAAAACGGTTATGCGGATGCACGACTGTTTAACAAAAACCATAATCAAGTACCAAGGTTATACCACAACAGCAAGTTTGTTGGAGACGGCTATATGATACGATTATTTCGATGGATGAATAAATAGAAATAATGTAAAACCCAAATTAACAATAAAAATAAAATAAAAAAAAATAGCTAGTTAAATAGTACCGTATTCCTGTATTATTTTTTCCAGTCGGGGGCAAAACTGCATCTCGTTCAAGATTCGGTGTTTTTCTTTGCGAATGTACTCGATGCGCTGCGACCACCAGTCTTCTTTTATCGCGCGCTGCATAATGGCATACGACGCGGCAAAATCCTCCATGTCCAACTGCACGTAAGCACGCTCGTCCAAATAATCGGCCACATTGGGGCAACCATAATAAAAGCACAGGCACTCGCACAAAATCGGTTCCCACAGCTTTTCCGTTACGTAATTGACCTCGTAATTGTTTTCGCACATGAAGTAGTATTTGAACGGCACGTAGCCCTGGCTTTTTTTCGCCATGGGAAGCGGACCGCGATACCCCTGAAACTTGCCAAAATTGCCACCACTGAAAATAGCCAGGGGCACATGTGCCTCGACCAAATCTGTTTCATCGACCACACTTTCTCTTTGCTTGGTCTCGATGTAATTCAAAAAATCAATGCGGTGAATGTGCCCCGGGTCGTTGTACTTGGAGCTGCAGATGCAACCCACCGCATCTTCTTTTGCCGACACGTCGCATTTCATAGCAGACAACTGCGAATAGGTCAGCTCGAGCTGCCAGGATGCATTGTTGTATTCTTTTTTAGCATCGGCTGTTTTTCTCCCAATCACCTTTAAGAACCGCTTTTCGTCGGGCACGGCCCATTGTCCCCAGGTTTTCGCACCCCAGTTGCATTTCGGGTTGGTGACCCACGGCTCCATCTGAAACACAATCGTCTTTTCTGCGATGAAATACTGATTTGGGCGCGGCTTGTTAATAATCACATAGTAATCAATGCGTCCGTCGTCGTTCCAAACGAATTCGAGGTTGTTCCACGTGCGCGCATTGCTGTCTTTGCACATGGCCTTCCATTCGTTGCACAGCGTTTTTGAGTCGCACCAGTCGCACATCATCTTGACCCGTGTTTTGGTCGAAGAATCTGCTACAGCTAGAACCTCTTTTTCTTTTGCTAAATTTAGCATCATCTGGCGATGCACTGCGGTTTTAATGTAGATGCCGTCGTTGTGCTTGAAATAATTCGATTGGTGCAGCTTATCAACGTGGCTTTTCAAGAATTTCAAGGTGTTGAACGCGACGCATTCCGAATTGTTTAGTACCTCTTTCTTTAACTGGGCAATCTTGATGAATTTTTGCCCCATGTCGTAATCTATCTGGTCCATCTTGGGCAAAAACACAAAATCAGGGTCTTTCACTGCGGCGCGGTCCAGCTTAAAAGCAACGCCCGTGTTTTGAACGTCGGTGTCAATGGCCGCTCCGCCCTCGTTCCACGCACTAAAACAAATTTGTGGCCTACACTCAAAAATGTGTAAATCTGGCATTATCTTGATGAAATAATCAATGCCGTGTTTAACCCCGTGATCTTCCGCGTATTTCATGATTTTGTTAGCACCTGTCTTGTTGATAGAATACATGAAAGTTCCGCCAACGTATAAATCCGAGCGATATGGCACAAACGTATGTTCTTCATTTTCATTGATCGTACCATTATACACATGTTTAAATTCGCGCCGTTTTTTGTCAAACATGCTGTATCCGAAAAATAATAAGTCTGAGTTTGTCATGGCTGTTTGCGTTAAAGAAGACTCTAAACACCTCGCAAAATCTGTGGCCAACGTATTGTCGTCCTCCATTACCACGTAAAAGTCGTGGTCCGGGTCATCAATCAATTGTTTCCAAATGTTCATGTGACTCATAGCGCACCCAATGACTCCCTTGCGGCTACCGAAATCGTTTCCTTGAAATATGTCGATCATTTCATCCGTCACTTCGAGAGCGAGTCCATCAACCGCTTGTACATACTCGTACTGTTCTGAATGAATGTTTTGATTAGCTAACGCTGATTCTGTACTGGCCCTTCTATCTTTGCGGCGCTCCAAGTTAACGATTTTAATGTACGGACTCTTCAATTCATGTATTTTCATGGAAACATGGTTCGATTGTGGTTCGCATGTTAATGGCACTGAAGGCTCTTCTATAATTGTGTCCAAGGGCACTACATTTAAAGATGTTGCGCCATCTGCGTCTTTTCTGAATGACGTGATATTAATGTTGGGATGAATAGCAGCCAACTTGGCATTGATAATGTCCATACACTGGACCTCGGAATAACATTTTAAAAAATCTGCATCTTTGTATTGAATCTGTTTTATGGTAGAATTAATCATATTTTCAATATCCATGGTTGGCACGATGGTATTCCCTGTTTCTAAAACCGCAACCGGCTGAGCTTGTGCGTTGAACTGTGCAGTATTATTCAACTGGTAGGCGTTTGGAATATCCGTATTATGTCGGTCTTTGGTAAGACGCCCGGTATGCAGATTGGTGATTTTGTTGAAAAACCCGCTCTTGTATCCAGCTGCAAAGTATTTGTTGGCAAATTCTCGCTCGAAAAAGGTAACGTTTGTGTCGAAATTCCCCAGCGCTAAAATGGTATCAGTGCGCATCATGGACGGGCGAAAACTGTAGTGCGGCCAGTAATGGCAATTGATGTGCGGGTTTTTCGACTCTATTTCGTGCAAGTGAATGCAATAATCGTTTGATTCGCCATTTATGGTAGATGAATCTGAAGATTCATCTTTTAAATACACGTGACTAGTGATGTTGTACCCCTCAATGGTTTCGCCGTACGAACGGTTGAACAACATCTGATGCACTCCTTCCTTTTGCATGCTCGGCAAGTTCAGTCCGCGAATCGCCCTTTCCACGTAGTGGTCGCGGTCAAAAAACAAAAAATCGTCTTCCATGTGAATCCAGTAGGTTGGTTTTTTTTTGTTTAGTTCATTCCAAATGATATTCATGCTTTGCATGTGGCCCTTTTCCGCATCCGTCTTCATATAAAAGTTCATCCATGGATACAATTTTTTCATGTTGTCCCGGTCTAATTCGTTGGAATTGTCGTCCACGCAAAACCAGCAATCAATCTGGTCTGCATCCAACCACATGTTTAAAATCGAATTCACCGTCTGAGTAAAATGACTGAACCGCTTGCACGTAGTAAACGTAATCATGACTTTAGGTTTTTTAACATTCTTTGATTTATTTGGCTTATACGCATTGTACTTGGTTAGCATCTTTTTATTCTTTTCTAGCAGCAAATTAAAAATGGCGCATTCGTTGAGCGAAATGCCCCGACGATCTTTGCCATCGATACCGCCATTGCATTTCTTGGACAAAATATCCACAAGGTTGCAAAACAAGGCGCCACTCTCTTTTTCATCGGGGTCTCCCACCATCATATCTTGGTAAAAAATCATGTTGTTGAGAGTCAGGTCCATCTTGTGCCGAGGAAGCTTCTGCGCTGCCGCAATCCTTTTAATGCTTCCGTATCCGCTCGCAAAATTCTTGGTATAGTAGCAGGAAATTACATTAATGAAATCCATCACCTCGTGGTACAAATGATCCATCACAAATAATTTATTTGTTAAGTTTAGTTTGGAATAATTCTGCTGGATGCGGGTGTATATG